AAAGAAATAACCAGACTTTTATCGAGTTTACCAAATTGGCAAAGAAGCGGGACAGGAACACATAGGTTTGATAACTTTGGTACACAACGATACTGGGAAAAAATCGAGGTTGAAGACGAATGGAGCGACCTAGATTAAATGGGTTAAAAAGACAAATTGTAAACTTTTTAACTTTTTTTCTAAAAACTATTGACTAGTTGTGACAAGTATGTTATAGTGTAGTTACTAAATGAAAGGAGGACTTATGTTTAAAGTAATTGATTTGAAAAAACTTTCCGAGATGGGTTTTAGAAAAGACGGTCGCGATTATGTATGTAGAGGTATGGTTGACGGTACACCACGCGTATTATTCACAATATATGCTGGTTCACCATATATACGGTCTTCTAAATCTTCGTACGCCTCGGAAGAGCAATTCAAATGTATTTACGAATGGACGAAAAAAGGATTTATTGAATGGGAGGATTATTAAAAATGCAAACGTACTACAAAAAGAAAAGAAGAAAAGCGGGGTTAGCACCAAGTGATATGGCAAGAGAACTAGGCATAGATTGTAAGAAATACAGTCTAATAGAGAATGGAGTGGTAAAAATGCCGAATAATTTAATTAACAAATTTAATGAAATAGTAAACAAGGGAAAAAATGAACACACACTAGAAAGATTAAACAATGAACAGGTTGTAAACGACTTCTGGAATGACATGAAAATAAAGGTAGACGGTCAATACAATTTAAAAAGAAAAATGAAAGAATTTAACATCGACACATTCAGGGAGTTATCTAAACTAGTTGGTGTATCTAATTCAAATATATCACACTACCTAAGTGCTGATTGGAAAGCACCATATGATTTTAAAAATACAATATACTTATTCTTCCAAGATGAATTAAATATTCAAGCACCAAAGAAAAAAGTAAATAAACCATTAAAAGGGAAGTCAGGGAATAATCAAGTGGGGCGCGCATGTAAAGACCCAGTACTTGTTGATTGGTATAAGACTACGGATTTGATAAAATTGGCAAACGAGAATAACTTAACGTATGAAGACATCTCAAATGGTTGTGGTGTAAACATTAGTTCTGTTTCAAGAGCAATGAGAAAGAGTACAAACACACCATCATATAATACATTAAAATGTTTAAAGAAATACTTTGATAAATTTCAAACAAACCCAACTATTTTTGACGACGAATGGACAAAACAACCTTGTGAAACAACTGATTTTGACGAGTTTGTAACACCCGAGTTAGAAAAATGTGATGAAACACCAGTTGAAACAATGGAAAAACGTGATGAAACTAATGATATTAAGAGAAGATATCAAACAGAGATTGAAGAAAACAACGTCATTATTGAAACATATCAAGACATTATAAACAATTTGATAAATAGAAATAGGGTTTGTGAAGAAGTTTTAAAAGTAATTGATGAATTAAGAGGTGAATAGTATGTTACCGGAGATTAAAGTTTACAAAATAGATTACGATTTTATAATCTCAAATTATTTAGATAAAACTTTATGGAAAAAGAAATGGAATTTGTTTGTATATAAAGACCATGTATTTATGTTAAACTTATATAGTATTGATACAAAGAATGATGAGATTAGGTTTGAGATAACTTATAATAAAAGAATATATTCTAACGAATTGATTACCTATAATATTCAAAACACATCAATAAGAATATTAAAGCAACAAATCAATGGTGCAATATTTAGATTGATGGAAAGAGAAGATGAGTCAATGGCTCGTAGCTCTAGTGGATATCAAAGCGTATATAACGCGTATAGAGACGAAGACAGTAGACTTCGTGAGATTGCAGAGTCATTTCTTGATGACCAAGGTATTGAATTAGAAGAAGTTAGGGACGCATATATTGAAAGGTATATTTGCAACAACGCTAAAATGAGCACAATGTTATCCAATTATCTTGACGGGGTGAAATATACATTTTTAACAGAGTTATTATTGGTTTTCACAAAGGTCACTGAAGATACAAAACGTTACGAGAATGTGTGTAACGCCGTTGGAAACAAAGGAAACATTGCATTGATTGAAAGTGCTGTTGAAGAATTTCTTGATGAAATGGAAACAGACGAATATGAAGAGGAAATGACGAACGCATTAGAAAGTTTATAGGAGGTACATTATGTTGTGGAGATGGAATTACGAGACACATGAATATGATTTGTTCCCGGTTAGACCAGAGTGGCGTTGTGTTACAACCGGTGGAGACAAAGAAGTTATAAATTGTCCGCACTGTGGTAAAGAGATTTTGGTTGAAGAGTCGTACACGTCTTGTGAAATACAAGAGCAAAAATACGGATTTGGATATCTTGTTTGCGGTGAGTGCTCTGATAGAGAGTGGGAACGCAGAAGGAAGTATAGAGATGACTAAATGGGAAACATTAAATAAACTATATATTGAACAGGGCTTGAAGATATTCCCGGTTATACCTAATGGAAAAACGCCGCTTATAAAAGAGTGGCAAAAAGATTGCTCTTCAGATTATATGCAAGTGTTATATTGGTTAGAAAATGCACCCGATTGTAATTGGGGTTTACCAGCAACACCAAACAATTTATTTATAATTGATTTGGATGTACATGACCCTGTGAAGAACGGTGTTGAAAATTTTGATAAAATAATTGACGAATTATTTATGGACGCCGACGGCTTTGCCGGTGACCTATACGACGAGTGGTGCGAGATGGGACCACTTGAGCAAGTAACACCGAGCGGTGGACATCATTTGATATTTCAAACCGATGATGAGTTGAGACAAGTTCCAAATTGTTCAAACGCTTTCAAGGACTACCCCGGAATTGATATAAGAACCGACGGTTATATTGTTGTTGAACCAAGCACAATTGGTGATAATAAATATATCTTTGACACAATACCATCAGCACCAAATAAAATGCACCCAAAATTAAAGAAGTTTATTCTTGAAAACGTGGGAACAAAACAAGAAAATAAAAAAACACCATATGTAAAACCAAAGGGTGTTGAAAAAGGCGACAGGGATAACCAGTTATTCCAGTATATAAATCAATTATACTTCAAAACGTTCCTCGATTACGACGAAATATTGTTACTTTCGTTAAATTTTAACGAAAATATACTTGAAGAACCGTTCGACGAACGTGATGTAAAATATAAAGTGAAAAAAGCGTTTGAAAAGAACCGCGGTAAGAGAATAATTGTGAACGTGGGTGATGACGAATAATGGAAGACTTTGATATGGTTGGTAAGATAACACAAGCATGTTTATTATTAAATGAAGTTGAAGAATATGTTAAAGACTTAGATGAAAAACATTCAATATGCGACATGCGTCTTTCAGACATGTATCATTTAATTGAAAACAATGATATAGAACAGTGGTCTAAGGGGGAGCTCAGAAACGTGACAAGAGAAATAAAGTCTGTTTGTGAAGTTCGTAGGCGTGTTAAAGTTGAGGTTGGTCTTCGTAAAATCTATCAAGACAATATCGGTAAATTAAACAACTCCGCAAATCGAGCCATGCTTCTTGAAAAATTAAATAAAGCCGCTAAGTCATATAATGGTGATTATTCTTATAGGGTTTATCAGCAAGACGAAATAGATAAACTGGTTGCCCCAAAAGATGAAGAAGCTCCCGATTATGGTGATAGAATTCGAGAAGATTTTGGTGACGATTTAGAATAAAAAAAGCAGGCGAGGGGGTCGCCTGTGAAAGAAATATGATAATGTGTCAAAGTTTAATTTAACACTATCATATTATACCATATTCGCCACTAATTGTCAAAAAAGTATTGACTAGTGTTGAATAAATTGGTATACTTAATTTAAGTGTAAAGAGGTGATAAAATGGATTTTCCAAGAGTGTTAAAAAGAAAACAACTTGAACTTGGAATGACTGTTACGAGCTTTGCAAAACACATAGGGAAGAGTAGACAATTCTTAACTGTAATATTTTCCAAAAGTGATAATTTGCGTAAGTACCAATTGAGTGATTTAACAATGTATACCTTAGAACAAAAACTTGGTATACCACAAGAGTTAATGGAAGAATATAACGATTATGTGAGGGAACACAATGGGCGGATTAAAGAGTCAACAAGTAGGTAAAAGCTGGGAACAGGAAATCTTAGATGTTTATTATAAACGTGGTTTCCAAGGTTTCAAAATAGCAACAGAAATTAGTGGCACTTGTTTTGATATACAATTAATAAAAAACGCTGGTGTAATGTGTATCGAGGCAAAACATATCCAAGGAGAAAAGTTATATTTTAAAAGCAGTGGATTGTCTAAAAAAGAAGATGAGATAAATCATTTTATAAAACATTGTAACACAAATGTTTATATATATGTTAAGTCTGATAAAACCGGAAAATGGTTTACATCTTGGCTGGAAGCATATCCAATATTTAAGAAAAAAGGATATATAACTGTCGATGACTGTATAAAAATGAATTGGGGTGAAGAGTAATGATGACTGGTGGACCAGGATGGGGTGAATTATTCATGCAAGACCCCATTACTAAAGAGAAACAAAAAGTTGGAGTTGTAGAAGAACTAACAACACAATGTTTGGAAACAAATATTAGTGTGAAAAACACAAATACAATATATTGCGATGATAATTTAGCCACAATACAATATATGGGTGATGCAATATTAAGTAAAGATGAAATTAGAGAAATATGTAAAGAATACATAGAAGAAAAGGAGAAGAAAGAAATGGATAATAAAATTGTAGATTTATACTACGAAAGAAAAAACGAAGAAATTAAAAATAAATATGTAGAATTATTAAAAAAAGAATATGAAGAACTAGATGTTGTTAAAGAATACAACGAACTTATAAATACATTTGAGGCGTCACTTGCTGAATTAGCTGGTAGATACAACACTGAAGAAACAAGAGTCTTGATTAAAACAGGTTATACCGATACATATACATATGAGTTAAACAGTAACTTAAAAGACGCATTAAAAGATGCTCATAGAGAAGAATACGATAAAGAAGTAAACGCACTTAGATTACTTGTTGAAGAAGTCAGAGCTGTTCTAAGTGTATCTAATGATGATGATTACAGAATTGGTGTTTTAACAGAATACGGAATAATTACTAAGAAAGGTAAGTTAAACGTATAATGAACGAGCCAATCTTCAAAAGTTATAAAGAGAAACAAAACTATTATAGAGAAAAGTATAAAAACCGTGGTACAACTTTATGGGTTAGTAAACGTGTAGATAGGAACGGAAAGGTTGTTCAACCTGGAAGAACCTATGAAAACGATGAAGGTAGAGTTGTATATAAAAAAGCAAAATAATTAAATAAGGGTGATATTATGAGGGAGGAAATTTGGAAAGATATAAAAGGTTATAAGGGTCTTTATCAAGTTTCCTCTTTTGGTAATATCCGTAGTTTTAAAAGATACCGCGATGGTAAATTATTAAATCCAGCTAAATATTCCAATGGTTATTTATTTGTACATTTAACACCAAAAGGTGCAACCAAGAGAGAAAAATATCCAAGAAATTTGGTACATCGTCTTGTTGCTGAAGCATTTATACCAAATCCAAATAATTTACCACAAGTAAATCATATTGATGGGGATAAAAGCAATAATTGTATAAATAATTTAGAGTGGTGTACGAGGAAAGATAATATAAAACACGCAATAGAAACCGGTTTGATATCAGAAATTAGTCATGTTAAAAGGAAGGTTAAATTAAAACGCGAAGATGTTGTAATTGATTTTCCAACAATGGTTGATTGTTGTGATTATTTTGGTTTTACTAAATGCTGGTTGGGTAACTATATTAGAAAGAACGGTAACCCGTGTGAATATAATGGGTGGACCATTTATGTTTTTGAAAGAAGGTGATAATATGGAGTTCGATGACCTACTAGATAGACTATGGGGATTTGACTTCGAATGAAGTATTTGCGCACGACACATTAATGGTTGCGATACATTATAGAACCGGAAAAGAAGTTATATTCCATAATGCGAGCGCTAATGATTATCAAGAGTTCTTAGATATAAATCACCCTATTTTAATGGGTTATAATTGTAAGGGTTACGATAAGTATATATTGAAAGCGTGCTTACTCGGATATGGTCCTGAAGAAATAAAAGAAATAAACGATTTTATAATCGAGGGCGGACACAATGGATGGGATTATCCATTTGATGGATACTGTGAATTACCACCAATCTGGGACTTATTTGATTGTATGAAAACATTTAAGTCGCTAAAAGAAGTCGAGGGTAATCTTCGTATGAATATAACTGAAACAACAGTGCCTTTTGATTTGCCAACCAAATGGAACGAACAGCAAAAAGAAGAAGTGATTTACTATTGTCGAGCTGACGTTAAGGCGTTATTTCCATTGTTTGAAATGGTTAAGAATAAAACATATAAACCAAGATTGGTTATATGTAAGATTGCGAAAATGGAACCATCGTTTGGATTAGGTATGACAGATGCTAATCTAACAGCGAAAATGTTAGGTGCTGAGAGAATAGAACACGATGACCCATTCTTATATGAATATCCGGCACAGGTTCAAAAAGAAAAGATACCGCCAGAGGTATTGGAATACTTCGATGACCTTATAGCACATAACGATTTGGATTATAAACGTTCGGCGCCGTGTGTTGACCTTGGTACAATTGATTTTCAAATAGGTGTTGGTGGTGGTCACGCTTTTATTAAGCAAGGTTCATACATGTATGACAGAGGGGATGTTTTGACTTGTGGCTAGAATATTATGTAATTTCGACGTAGCATCCCTATATCCAACGCTGGTTCGTATATTTGGTTATTCGAGTAGAAATCAAAAAGATAAAAACAAATATATTGAAACCCTTGATATGAGACTTGATGCTAAATATAAAAGAACGGCACAGGAGATACTTGACTCCCTAGCTGTTACCCACGACGACCTAAACAAAGGTTTAAAGTTACCAATTAATGCTTATACTGGTGCATTGAGAGCAACGTTTAACGCGTTATATGACCCACTGCAAGGTTTTAGTATATGCACAACAGGTCAACTATTAATATTACAACTTATATTTGACTTACAGCAAATACCAACACTTGAGATGGTATCAGCTAACACCGATGCGGTTATGTTCACAATAGAAGAAGAACTGAAACCAAAAGCCATTGACGTTTTGGAGGCGTGGCAAAAACATACTGGTTTGGAACTTGAGGAAGACAAAATCGTTAAAATAATAATGCGTGATGTTAATAACTATTGTGAAATATTAGAAGTGAAAGACGGATATAAAGTTAATTATAAAGGTGGTGAGTTCAAAGGTAACCACAATTTCAAATGGAATAAAGACAAACAAACGTTTGAGTATTCCTTTGAAGACGACTTTGAAACAAACTCTTTAACAATTATAAGTGAAGCAATGTTAAAGAACTTACTATTTGATATCCCTGTGGAGGAAACAATCCATAAATGTGACGACATATTTAGGTTTCAAATGATAACACATTTGGGTCACACGTATGCGAAAGTTGTTCAAGAAAGTCCGGATGGTGATATAGAACTTCAACGTAACAATAGGATATACGCTGGTAAAAAACCAAGTGGTCTTATTGTTAAAGTGAAGTACGATGGTAGGAGAGATAGTTTAGCAAATTGTCCACCAAATCCTATCGTTGATAATGCAAACCATTGTACTATTGACGACGTCAATAAAGAGTGGTATATTAAAGTAGCCAGACAAAAATTAAGTGACTTTAGGGGGGTGAAAAGATTGACCGAATATAAGAAAATAGAACTTATTGAAATGGCAACAAATATGGGTATCGATTTTGACCCAAAAATAAAGAAAGATGATTTAATAAAATTAATTGAGGAAAAGAAAGAAGAAAGAAATGAGGTAATGTGTATGGAAACTAATGAAGTTCAAACAGTTGTTGTTGATAAAGACAAAGCAACAATTGCTAAGAAAATCAATGCGATGAAAAAAGAAATAGCCAACATGGATTTTATCATGGACCAGGTTATGCCTAATAATTTAGGTGGGGGAGAATATGCTAGTATTGGTCAATACTATAGAACAATAAACGAATTATCGGTAAAATATGACTTATTGTTTGAATGGGAAGTTGTGCATTTTTACGGTTTAGAAAAGGAAGCATTTAAACCATCAACAGGTATGCCACAACATATTGCAACAGTTGAATGTAAAGCAACGTTTGTTGATATTGATACGGGAGACTATGTAGAGTATTATACTATTGCGAGCGGTTCCGATACTTGTGATAAAGCAGTGAGTGGTGCAAGTGCGTTAGCATTTAGAAACTGGTTTGATAAGAACTTTACACCAAAGCATTTAGTTGTTGATGAATTTACCGGTTTAAATACCGAAGTTAGTGAAAGTAAAGAACAAACAGCACCGAAGGTACCAACATATATTCCACCAGCAAAAAAAGAAGAAATCACAACAAAAGTTGTTGAAACAGTTCAACACGAAAAAGGTGATGACGAAGATATAAAAGAAATTATATCAAATATTATGAAAGTTAGGGAACTAATGATGAACCCAACATGGGGTGCGCAAACATTAGAAAACCTAATGAGTGGTGATGTATCTAGTGCTGACATAATGAGCATTGATTTAAAAGTAAAAAATAAGTTAGAAAGTTTGGGTGCTGAATAATGTTTATAATTATAGTTAGTGTTATCGTAACATTAATCGCGTTTATCTTATTATCGGTTGATGTTATGGAAGATAAATTTAAAGTTACTAAAAAATCATTCTTATCCCTAGGTTGCATGGTTATTGTTTTATTTGGATGTTTTACAAACATTGGTGCCAACAGAGTTGGTATTGTATATAATCCATTTAAAGGTGGTATTCAAGACTATACATTAAATCAAGGATATAAAACAAAGAGTCCTCTTACAAAAATATATAAAATAAACACGGAGGTTAATGAATTGACATTTAATAATATATCTGTGCAAACAAACGACAGTCAATTTGTGAACACAGTAATCAAAGCTCAAGTAAAAATAGACTCTAATAAAGCGTTTGAATATTTTTCAAAATATAGAGATAAATCGTTGGAAGATATATCTAGTATATTGAGTGCAACAATGCAAAAACAATTAGAAACAATAACAACTCAATATAATATAATGGACGTTCTCGGTGCAAAGAGAGATGAAATTGTTAACAAATCACTAGAATTAATTCAAAAAGAATTAATAAAAGATGGTATTAGTGTATTAAGAATAACATTGGTTGACACTGACGCTGGAGCAGATATTGAAAAAGCAATTGCCAACGAAGCTGTTGCTAAAAAAGAAGCCGAAACAGCAGAGTATAAAAAACAAAAAGCTCAACTTGAAGGTGAAGCAAAAGTAATTGAAGCGCAAAAAGAAAAAGAAGCTAATGAATTAATTAGTAGAACATTAACAGACGAGCTATTAATGGAACAGTTTATTGAGAAGTGGGATGGAAAGTTACCAACTGTAACAGGTGGAGAAACAATGTTTGACATCTCAACAATAATGGGTAAATAATGAGGAAGTTATTTGTAATATCGGATGTTCACGGGCATTATCAAGAAATGATAAATGCTCTTGAGCAAGCTGGTTATGACGAAGATAATGAAAACCATTTGCTGGTGTCTTGCGGTGATGAATTTGACCGTGGTGAACAATCACTAGCTGTTTACTTATATTTAAGACGACTATCTAACGAGGGTAAAGCGATAGTATTAAAAGGTAACCATAGTATGTTCTTAACTGGTTATTTGAGTGGTAGGGATTTATCCCCATTTAACTATTTACACAACGGTGTAGATAAAACACTCGCTGATTTCCTACATCAAACAAAACCGTTTGAGAGTTGGTGTACTCTAATGGGTAAGGAAGAACCAACATATAGTGACTTCGCAGAGTGGATAACCCATGCTAAGAAACTAATTAATGGTGAGTACCCGGATTTATACGAATGGTTAGAAACAAGACCGTACTATTATGAAACCGAGAATTATATCTTCACACATGGCGCAATAGACGGAACCTGTGAAGATTGGCATTTTCCTAAAAAAGATTATAAGGGACGTTTCATGGATTGGGATGCTTGTATGTGGGACGATGGTTCGTTCTTCGATAGTGATATAACCAATACCAATAAAACAGTTGTTGTGGGTCACTTTGGAACATATCATCTTAGAAAAATGTATTATCTGAAAAGTGAAGACCCTCATGCAATATTAAAAAGAGAAGACGGTAAAATAATCGCGATTGACGCAACAACAGCGTTAACTAAGCGCGTTAACGTATTAGTGATAGAAGATAATTTATTGGAGGGATAAAATGGAATGGCAATATAATGAACATAGGACTAGAATTATCGTAGACCCACCAAAGAGAACTAAGAAAATCACAGGTCACAGATTTTCTAGTGTTCTTGGTTTAAATAAGTATCAAACGCCATTTGGTGCTTGGTGTGAAATTGTTGGTTTGGTTAAGTTACCATTTGAAGATAATAAATACACAATTGCTGGTAAAACAATAGAACCGAAGCAAATTGAATATGCTAAAACAAAGTTTCCAAATATTAAAAGTTGTGAAGAATATTATGGGAATAGTTTTTCAGAATATCAATACAGTAACTTCAAAGATTTAGGAAGAATATTTGACGGCGTGCGTGACTTTGTATCAACGAAAAGCGATGGTGTGACAATCGTTGCTGATGGTGAATGTAAAACAAGTTCAAAACCACAAGACTGGGCAAACAACATGGTACCAGTTGACTACTTGTGCCAAGGAATGTTATACGCATATCTTGACGAACTAGATAGAATATTATACGTTGCAAGTTTTTTACAACCAATGGACTATAATAACCCAGAAAATTATGTTGTTAGTGAAGAGAATACAATCTTTGTTGTTAAAAAATTAAAAGATTGTTACATACCGTTGCCACACGAAGACCCCGATAACTCGGACGAGATTAAGGGTGATTGGACAACTTGTGATATAAGACACGGTGGTATTCATGAGGCAATTAACTACTGTGAAAAATGGTGGGAAGTGTTTGTTGAGACAGGTATATCTCCTGAGTTTGATGAAGTTCTCGATAAGGAATATCTAGACATTATTAGAAAATCAAAACCAAGTAACGATAACGAACTTAAAGATATATGTTCTCAAGCGATTATATTAGTGAAAGAAATAGAATTATTAAAAGTATCAAGTGGAATAAGTGGAAAAGAAAAAGAGTTAAAAGTATTAGAAAAATGTATAAAAGAAAAAATGATAGAAACTGAATTATACTCATGTAACGGGTATGAATTAAAAGCAAGTAAAAAAGAAAAATTTAATGAAAAAAGATTTGCAGAAGAGCAAGAAAAGTTATATAATAAATACTTAGAAGAAGAGGTTACTTATAGATTAACCAAGAAAGTTGAGGAAGAATAATGGCTAAAGCAAAAGTAATTCTTAAAGAAAAGAAACTTGACGAAAATGGTCTCCTATTTGTTAGTAAAGAAGACGGAGACCTTGGTACATGTTTGACTATGGCGGTTAGTTACATCGCTGACTTAATCGTTGATAACGAAGTATCAATGAAGGAAGTAACAAAACTATTAAAAGACGTAGTTAAGGAAGAAACAGAAAGAAGAGGTAATGGACAATGGCTTTAATTAAAATGAATTTACAAAATAACTTTATATTAGTACCCGAGGGAGAAAGAGTTTTAGAAATAACTAAAGCTGAATGTAAACCAAGTGGGAAACCAAGTGCGATGCACGTAACATTCAAAGATATGGACGGAGGTATCATACAAAATAAATATGATTTTTCTGTTCCTGGTGCGGTTACCGCAATGTCAATTATGATTAACTATGCGTTAGGATTAAACGACGGTGACGATTTCGATACAGTAAAAGATACACCAAAATTAGTTGGTAAGAAACTTGTATGTGAGGTTACACACGCTGAAGGAAATAAACCAGGAAAAGATGGTAAAATCCCAGTATTCGCTAATATTGGTAAAGTAATCGGAGCATATGAAGAGACTGGTGAAGTTGTTACAGCGCCTACTAGCACAACTAGTGCAAGAAAAGCTATCGCAACTGACGATTTAGATTAAGCACATAATGTGCTTTTTTTAGACCCTTTTATAGGGTCTTTTTATTTTATACTTAATACATAAGAAAGAGTATAGGTGATTAATGTGTATCCAAACTACAATCCACCATATTATGTGATGGATAAACAACCACAATTTACACCACAGCAACCGCAAACACCACCAAATATTAATCAAACTTTTCAACTAGCACCAAATCAACCAAACAACAACGTCAAATATGCTACTTCAAAAGAAGATGTTAAAAAGGAGCTAGTGTTTGGTGACACAATATTTGTTAATAAAACGATGGATAGAATGTGGTTAAAAAACGCCCGTGGTGAAACGAAAGAGTACGAGTTAATAGAAATAGTCGAACTCGACCCAAAAGACGCTGAGATAAAGAAATTACAGGCTCAGATTGAGGATTTGAAGAAGGTGATAGAGGATGCAACAAACAATATTAAATTTAATGATGAGCAACCTAGAGGCAAGAGACCCGCGATTAGCAGGTCAAATAAGAACGATGATGACTAATGGCACGGACCCAAAGTCTATTGTCAAACAAATGATGAATGATAAAACACCGGAACAAACAAGTAACATATTATCAATGGCAAAACAATACGGTGTACCCGATGAGATTTTATCTCAATTACAAAATACCAAATAGGTATCAACTGTAAAACAGTGATATAAAAAGAAAGAAAGGAGAGAAAAGAATATGGAAGGAATGTTAAGTCCTGCTGATGTTGCCGTTCTATCTGGACAAACAGGCAACAGAAATAATGACGGATTTGGTTTCGACAACGGAGCATGGTGGATTATTATATTACTATTGTTCGGTTGGGGAAGAAACGGATTTGGCGGAAACGGAGGTAACTTTGGTGGAAGCGATAACGGATATTGTGGATTTGGGGCACCAAACATTTATGGCAAATTAGATGGAATTACTTACGGAATTTCTGATGCCACATTTGCTTTAAACAACAATATTACATCTGGCTTCAACAACGTGCAAAGCACACTATGCCAAGGGTTTGCAGGTGTCAACAATGGATTAACCGTTAACGGTTACGAAACAAGAGGGGCTATAACTGATTTAGGTTATAGATTACAAGATTGCTGCTGTAAAACACAACAAGCAATTGCTGATTGCTGTTGCACAACACAAAGAAGTATTGACAATGTGAGATTTGATTTATCACAACTTGGATGTGGAATAAATAACACAATAAACAATTCAACTAGAGATATTTTAGAAAGTAACAACAACAATACAAGAGCAATCTTAGATTTCTTAACACAAGATAAGATTTCTACATTAACTGCTGAAAACCAAGCGTTAAAATTCCAAGCAAGTCAAACAGCGCAAAACGCTTTCATCACAGCAAACCAAGACGCGCAAACTGCTGAGTTAATTAGAAGACTTGGGGCAGATTGTCCTGTTAACGCATATGTGGTTCAACCACCAACACCTGTAACTTTCCCAACAAATTGTTGCGGACAATTTACAGGATATAACAACTGCTGTGGAAATTACTAATTAAGTGAGAGGTCTAACGACTAACCTATATAGGAACTTACTAACAACGAGGTGGAGTTCCCACCTCTTTATTTTTAAAGAAAGGAATGATTTATGTGATACAAAGTATACAAGAAGCACCAATTCTTCTAACAAGTAATTCGGCTGCGATTGCGTTCGCAAACGACGATGTTAGAACGAAGGGGGCTAGTTGTAAGTGTTGGTTACAACACGATGAAGGTTCACCACTATATAAGATATTGGAAGGTGGACTATACAAGGTTTCTTTTAATGCAAACGTATCATCTGCGACAGCCGGTGTGGTGGCACTTGGTTTATATCAAGACGGCATCCTATTACCGGGGACAACTGTGATTGAAAACATTGTTACAGCCGGGGACTACTACAATGTGTCGTTTACTAAATTAATTAAGATTTGTTGTAGGGGTGACGCAACAATAACTGTTGGTTCCGTACCAAGTGTATTAACGGGTACGACTTTACCTGGTACAGCAACCGATACAGAGATACCAATTGTACAAAACGCTAACTTTTCAATCACCAAGAAAGCGTAGGTGGTAGTAATGGAAGAACATAATGTTACCGCTAAATTAAAAGAGGAAACCGAAAAGAAACTGAAAGAAGTTTTACAAGAAGGACTTCAACCAAATAATATTGATATGGTATATACTTTGATGGATATTCACAAGGATATAGAATACGAAACGTACATACAAGAGAAAGGAGAACTTATGAGATATAGAGGTTATAATGAGGGTTCATACAATGAACGTGGCAGAGGGTCATATAACGAAGGCTCTTACAATGAGGGGTCTTACGGAAGAAGACGTAGAGATTCACGTGGAAGATATGCCGGTGAAGAGAAATTAGAAGAAATGATGGAACAATACGGTAGATATAGTGAAGGTAGAGGAAGATATGGTCACGATGGTGAGAAAACAAAATCCTTTGATTATATGTTAATGAGCCTTGAAGAATTTGCTGAACATCTTTTTGAAGAAGCAGAAGACGAAGAACAGATTGAAAAAATTAAGAAGACCGCTAGACGTATAGCAGAGATGTAATATGTATAAATATTTAAACAAGAACCCGTACGACCTACACATCGAGGACTGTACCGCTAGGGCTTTGAGTACGGTTCTTGATATACCGTGGTCACAAGCGTATGATATGTTGAGTGACTCGGCGAGAAATAGTGGGATGATGATGAGCAGCGTTGACGCTGTTGAAGAATTTTTGGATAGATGGTTTGATAGGGTCTGGGTGACCGAAGAAACGGTAAGTGAGTTTATAAAAAATCATCCCCGTGGTAGATTTCTAATAACAATGCCGGGTCACATCACGTCACTAGTTGACGGGATAAATTATGACACATTTAACCCCGGAAACAAATATATTTGGTCGGCATGGCAGGTAAAAGACTAGTAATAGTCTTTTATTTGTGATATAATATTTTTCACTAAAGGTGAAACATTATGAAGAAAGTTTTGATTGGTGAACGTTTTGGTAGATGGACTGTGGTAAAATTAGATGGATACGACAAATCTGGTAAAAACACAATGTTTTTATGCAAATGCGATTGCGGAAAAACTAAACGAGTGTTGAGAAATAGTTTGTTGCGTGGACTAAGCAAATCGTGCGGATGTTTATGTAAAGAGATACAAAGTGAATTGCATAATGGTAAATCATTTGTTGTTAAACATAATCTTTCCAATAGTAGAATTTATCACATATGGACATCCATGAAGAGAAGATGCTACAACAATAACGATAATGCGTACAAAGATTATGGTGCTAGGGGGATAACCGTGTGCGATGAATGGAAAAACGATTTCATGTCTTTTTATAATTGGAGTATGAATAACGGTTACCATGATGATTTGACAATTGATAGAATAGATGTGAATGGCAACTATAAACCAAGTAATTGTAGATGGGCGACATTCAAAGAACAACAAAATAATCGACGAAACAATAATTACGTTACAATAGGGAATGTAACAAAAACGTTTAGTGATTGGTGCGAAACGTATGGTATAAATCGGAGAACCGCTTATAGAAGATTAGAGTACGGTTGGTCCGTAGATAAAGCGTTAACCACACCAGTTAATAAAAAATAAGACGAGTTAATTATCTCGTCTTTTTAAATAGTCGCAAATCTTTGTGATTATTTTTTTATTATCCTTCGACACTTTTGAGGGGACACACCCCGACGTCCATCGCCGTATATACCCTTGTGCTATCTTTGTTAATGTGTAGTATAAGTTTTGTTTCATATTCGTTTAACCCAACGTTATTACATAAATCAATAACATTGTCGCGACACATAGATTTAATACTATGTTTGATGTCAAAATAATCTTTTCTTTTTATCATACTCTTTACCTCTTATGTTTATTATATCGTTTTTATAAACACTATTTGTCTTTGAAAAATTCAAGATTATTATACAATTTATTTTCGATTTGTGCACCACCATATTTACGACAACAATGGTGACACACTTACGACATTTAATATAAAAGGAAAAGACGCTATATTCTGATAACGTCTTTAATTCTACTATCTAATTCTTTTCTTCTACGTTGAATAGTTCTTTCACTGTAGCCCATTTCATCAGCAATGGCACTACATTTCTTACCAGCCCTACACAATTCCAGTATTTCCTTTTCTTTCTTTTCTCCTGATAGATAAATGTTTCTCATAATGTAATCATATACGGGTGGTGCGTAGTCGAACCGATATGTAAAAGTTCTCATATAACACCTCGCTTTTTGCGACGTATTATACTACACATTCGACAACATTGTCAACTATTTCTTGTTCATCAACTGTCTATATCTCTCTTTAATATATCTACTTTCTTCAGTAAAGTAGTTATTTTCTATTTTTAGTTTTGTAACACATTCTTCATAGTCGTCCATATAGGTAAAAATACTCTCGTATTCATAATGCGTGTGCTCCACTCCGCGTCTAAGTTCTCCGGCAAATTGTACCACGCGAAATCTAGCGCTGTTCATGCGTTGTTTTAATAATTGTTCTTCGTCTCTATCAAATCTATCGTATATTGGTTTTAACTTTTTGCTAAATGTTTTATTCACAATTCCGGTAAAAATCCCTAATACAGAAGATATGCTGATTATAAGTCCCAATATGTCTTTTAAATCTTGCACCTTGTAATCAACCCTCCTTTTCGTATTCTTTTCTTACCCATATTATACCATAATTGTCAATAAAAAGCAAATCAGCGTAGGCTATGCTACGCTGCTATTAATTTACCTTGTTTTAACAAATTTAACATTTTTGTATTTTGTTCTGCTGTTCCCCTATAATTACTTATTCCATTTGCTTTCGCAAGTTTACTTCTATAATTATAAGAACTATCAACACCTATTTGATTAAGTGCGTCCACAATAGATACACCCTTGTATCCAGGGTTAGATAGGTACTTAACATCCCTTTCTTTACCAGTGATACAACTATCGTTAACCCATCCGATGTTTCCATTTTCAAGTAAGTACGGATTTCTAGCCTCGATTACTTTAGTAATCTTACCTTTTGTTTTAGCCGGTTTTAATTTTTCAGTAGATGTCGATGTGTAATATACACCGTTTATTGTTACAACATCCCCTTCTTTATATTTACGGGAAGTTGGCTCAACTGGCTTTGGTTCGGTCTTTGGTAAATCTTTGTTTAAATATGGTGTAGGGTCAATTCTGTTACTACCTTCCCATACCTCGAAGTGAAGATGAGCACCGTAAGCGTCACCACTGTTAGACATATATCCGACGCGTTGCCCTGCTTTTACAGTTTGACCGTTTTTGACCGGTAATCCTTTCGCCATATGACCATATAACGTATAGTAACCATCGCCGTGGTCTATCTTTACGAAGTTACCGTATGAACCAGAGCCTTTTGCGTTTCCTTTACCATCTACGCAGCTGATTATTTTACCGTCAGAATGTGCAACAATCCAGTCTAGTTGATATCCCTCTTTAACTAGGTCTACACCGTGATGATAATCTTTTTTACCGTTTAATATTCTTTCACCGTAACCACTTGTGATTACGGCTTTTCCGCTTTGTAAAACTCTACAATCCATTTGTATTCCCCCCATTTACGTCTTTGTTAAAATAGTATGTAAATACCATACCAATTACCATCGTTGTTGTTTCAATCGGTAAGGTTTCTTTGTATGCTAAGATACAAAATATTACTGTTATCGCTAAGGTGATTATCGTTTTTACCTTAAATAAATTCACTAAGGTTGATATAAGTTTTTCTTTCATATTGTCTTTCCTTTCCTATTATTCGGTTTTTGTATATTCCATAATGATTGTAAATCCTTGTTTAAATGAGTTGCCCCAGCCACTACCAACAGCAATAAATATATCTGTGGTTGAAGCCGCACAAAGTGATAAAAAGTTTGCTGTGCTTTCATAAGCACTATTTATATAGAATGAAGTACCAAATTTCATTAATAATTGAACATTTGTAATACTATCTATTGAAGGTATGTTATGTTGAAAACTATTTACACCTGTATTTAAACCATTCGTAAATTTAATAACTTTTCTATAAATAGGTTTACCGTCTATCCACACTTTATTGATTTTCTTCTCCTCTTCTGAATACACATCTAGTACACCACCTGTACCATCTGGTAAAAGACTAATTGTATCCAAAATGTCATTAATTGTATTATTGTTCGCTTCTATTATTTCATTGTTTGCATGTATTGTATCCATATCACTCATATTCTACCTCCCTATTTTTCAATCCATAAATTGTAAATACGAACCGGATAGTTCATATAACCAGCGCTTTCCGTAATATTATACACTAGAAGACCACATCGGTTGGAAGTGGATGTTGTTGAAACGTTTTCTGATTGCGTATTTCGCGCAACAGCATTGTTTTTACCATTTAATAAGTTTTGACCTATTAATGGTGAGTTTGCAAAATCATCGTCATTGAACACACACATCTTTAATTGTGCCTGGTCGAGATATGTGCTATCTGGAGATGGCGTTGGAAACTCAAAATCAACGTAAATTTTGGTATATTTTGTAAAATCAAAGTAGTTGTTCGTTTTCCACGCAACACAAGTCCATTGCTGTGCGGTTAATTCAATATACCCAAACCCGGATGCCTCGGAATAACCCTTGTTAGCCTCTCCTTCAAGTAGTGCATAAGTATGTCCCCCCGTTCTTTGTGTTTGGTCGACACCATCTTTTATTAAATAAACAATATTCGCGTCCTCATCGTACGGTAATTTTGTTTCTAGTTTTGAGATAACCGATTGTAATAGTTGTTCTTGATTGATTAATTTAATTTTTTGCACCGCCAACTCTCTACTCACGCTATTGCCCGAAACAATCGGACCGGCTTCTGGTTCGGCACCACCCAAATTCACCAAATACGTGTTACTCACGCTGTCAAACAATGTGACTGTGCCATCTAATTTTTGAACCGGTATTAAATCGTATATCAACTCGTCATTATCATATAATTTGAAATAATATATTTTACCGTGCATTTGGTGCAACGTAGTACCCCAAGTACCGGCGCCGACAGTACAATTATAATCACTTTCAAATGTTGTTTTTACGAAAGTGTTGGCAAACAGTGTTGAACCATCAAAATCATATAATGACCATACGTTTTTGTTCGCAACTAATATCACGCCTTCATTATCTATATTATTATAATATCTACTTATATCAGAGCCATAGTTTATATGAGTACGTCCGTTATAGTACCCACTGGGACCAAGATATATTGTGTAACTATTTGTGGTATTGGCGTCATATGTTGAGTTACCGAATGGTATAGTATCGTAATTTATATCCCTTGTTAGTTTAAGTTCTACACGACAATTATCATTTAGTTTTTTATCTAATTCAAAATATGTTCCCCCATTACATTGCATGTACTCTAATATAACATGGGGTTCGATGGTGTTGTTATCACCCGAACCGGCTTCAGGTAGGTTGTTTATTACTTCTAGTATGCTCGACAACATTGTGTTATTGCTCGCTAAATTCGCATTATAACTTTGTAAGGTTTCTTTATTATTCATATTTTACCTCCTAGTTTTTAAACTTTATCCATTGTGTTCCATCACCAATGTGGGTTGGTATGTTTGTTATGGTGTCATTGTTCTCATAGTATCCAATGTCGTTTAGATAATATGTGTTGACGTTTTGTAAAAATTTACTATCGTCGATATTAAACAATCTAAATCCGTTTTCAAAACCCTCTCGTGTACAATCTATGAGAACTGTTTTATCCCTAAAATCCGCCTCGGATAACGTAAGGTATACTACTTGTTTTGCGTTTATTTCACCACCAAATAGAACAATATTATTATCGTATATAGTTGAACAAGCGTTTCTATATTGTTCTGTGGTGTCCGGTAATTTTTTCCACGTGTTTTTAACAAAATTCCATCGGTATGCCTCTTTACCGTATGTTAATATAATTATGTTTTCGTTATCTTCTTGAAGAGCTTGACATGGTTGGTTTTTTGCTGTTCCAACAGTACCTGGACAAGTGCCGGCAACACTAAATGTTTCATTTGTTGTGTCAAATTTATATATATCTTGGAGAAACGTTTGCATGTTGTCTTTGCGGACACTAAACAAGTAAATGTCAGTACCTATTTTTATGGTTGTAGAATATACCATCTCCATGGGCATGTTTGCCATTTTTGTCCACGTGTTTGTGCTTATTGTATATTTATACATCGTAGCCGCCCCGGCTTCACCACCAAAAGAGTATATGGTGTCGCTATCACCGGTTTCAAGTTTTGAACCGAAGTTATTTATACCTCTAGTATTTAAACTCGTATATGTGTTAGTTGCTGTATCATATTTATAGAAATAAGTTGATTGTGATAGATATATGTTATTACCCTGCGCCACAGCGGGACAATATGACATACCCATGGGAATATCTGCTTTTTTCTCATAAGTATTTGTTGTTAAGTTATACACGTTCATCGCTTTAGTTGCTTTATCCCCACCCATAAGATAGACATAATTACCTATTCTTACAGAGGCACCGTATAATAAACCGTCACCCAAATTTGTCTTCTGTTCATAATCCCATTGGTCATTGCCGACAATTTTAGTTATATCAATATAATCGTATTCTTTGTCGGTTTGTAACCAAATACCCTCTTTTGTTTCGGGTTCTTCTTCTTGCATAAAAATATTTGGCGTGTTAGCGCTACTACCACTACCTTTAACACGAAGTGCTTTCACAATATCATCTAACTTAACATTTTGTTCTTCTAGTTCGCTACTATACGTGCTCAATTCCTCTGTTAAATCCTCACCGCCAGAGAGATTTGATATTCTTGTATCAAATTCGCTGGCTGTGATTGTTTCTGTTGTCCCTTCTTTTGTTCTAATTGCTTCAGCAACATCTGTTAGGAAGTTACCTAATGTATCAGTTCTCGCCATTAGTAATCACTCTCCAATGCTGTTGTTATTGCTGTTGTTATCGCGTCATCAACATATTTTTTCGTCGCTGGATTATAATCACCTGTTGGGGTAAATGCGTATGTATTGTTTGTTCCAATAAAACGACCATAAGACCATTTGATTGTGGATATATAAATACTTTCTATTTCTTTACCTGCGGTTGATATATATGTCACATTTAATTGAAACTGTTCATATTTAAAGTCGTTTGGTAAAGCCGAAGTGATTAGTATACCATAATACTGTAAGTATTGATAGCTAGTTTTCGCTTCCATGTCGGATAAGTTACTGTTATAATATGGAGTTAAATAAACCAAACGCCCTGGCCAAAGACTATTGTGTAATAGTAATGTGTGTGTACTAATGGCGTTTTCTCCGTCTACTAATATTTGATTTAAGACCATTCTTAAACGTTCTTTTTCGTCGTCATTTAACGATATATCTGTGTTTAGGGGTCTACCGTCTCGCATCAAATCAAATTCATATAAATATTTATTTCCACTAGAACCGTTTTGAACACTAACCGGTGCCCAACTATAAGTTGTTGTTTCTGTTCCCGCGTCATCGGTTGTTGTTTCACCAATTACCTGATAAAAATAACCATTTGTTAGTTCTTCTGTTGTTTCACCAGTATATTGTAGAATTTTACCAAGATTGTCGGCAGAGGCTTCCGGTAATGTATCTACTTGCGATTTGTTATCATCAACGTATTTCTTTGTTGCTGGGTGGTAATCTTTAGTTGGTGTGTACGCTGTTGTGTTTGTTTTCGCTAGGAAAGCGCCTTTTATCACATTGGAACAATTGTATGTTGTTAATTTGACAGATAAAATCTGATAAACACGTCCATCAGCGCCGGAACCCCTCCACCTACAGGATATTTCTAGTTTTGCACCCCCAGGATATTCCCCCGAGTCCACAGCTTGTGTAGAGTACAAATACAAAGTACCATCAGAACTAGATGTTCTGTTTTGGGTGAAAAACCATCCAATGTTGTTGTTACGACATCTAAAATATAGCGAAAAACCACTAAGGTTAAGATAGTCTTTATCGGTTCTGTTGTAATTTGCTTTGTAATCATTGATAATGTCCATTAATTCCTGCGTTTTTTCTGCCGATAATTTTAAAGTGTAACTGTAGTTTTCCATAAATGTGTCATCACTATCGTAAGTAAACACATAAAATGGTCCTATTTTATTATCAGATACATTGGTGCTAATAACATTATCTTCTATTTTTATACCGTCTCCGGCTTGGTACTGGATAGCGCCGTCTTTACCATTTTCACCTTTAATGGCAGCGACGCTCTCCCAAGTTCCGTCTGGTTTTTTAAATTTTAACATACTCATTATTCAAGCACCCAACCTTTACTAGTAGCGATTGCTTTTGTTTCTTCAGAAAGTTTTGTTAAGTTTGTACCAAGTGTTAACGTTCTTGTTTCACCTTCTGGCAATGTTATTAAGTTTGTAAAGAATTTAGCAAAATCATCGTCATTCATCCATGTTCCAAGGTGTCCATTTAAACTCGAACCAGTTGCTATATCTAATGTAATACCGGTTCTCGTAAATATTTCAGATGTTGTTAAGTTTTGTTGCGTTGCTTTATAAGAATAGTTATTTGTATCAGAATAATCTGTCAATTTGTTACATATTAAATTTTTAAACGTGGCTCTTTTTAACAAATTTGATAACATTTGAAAACGAGTATCACTTCCTATTGTGATTGTATCTATTTTATTGTCAACTATACCACCGGGTTCAGAATAGCCTATAACACTGTTTGCTAATGTATCAAGTGTAATGTTTATTAAACCATCGTGTTCAAGATATAGTGTAGTGTGCACATAAGAATTACTAGACGTGTAGTCATAGTACGTCAAATGTACATCTTTAAGTAGCGGCGCTATTATTGTTTTGTCGAACGTGTGAGAACCGGTCGTTAATGCGTTAGCATCAATATGTTCAACAATAGGAATATCTAATGTTATATTTGATTGAGAACTAAATAAAGTATTATGAATTATTAGGTTGTTTATGGAACCCAAAGATATATATTGGTTTTTAGATGAAGACCCAAAAATCGCTGAGTTAGTGGATGTACCGGCGTTTAAGATTTCTTCTAACGATGGTAAATGTAATTCCTGTAAATCCGGCATGTCTGGAATTAATACACCGCTTCCTAGTCTTATTGTTTTTAACGCGCTAAACGTAACCTTCTTCAAACCTTCAAAACCGTATGTCGACTTATAGAATAAACTATTGTGTAAATACTCAATGGTGTTGTCGACAATTTCTTCAACATTACCACAAGTAGATACAGGGTAATAGTTACTCTTTTTTATTTTTGGTATGTTTATTATTGGGTTTTTCGGCGCATAAACATTACCGTTTTTCGTATATGAAACTCGGATAAACCCTTCTTCATAATCTGGGAGGTCCAATTTATATAAACATTTAAAAGTTGCGTTACTAAAAGGTTGCGTATAATTATCATTAGTGGTTCCTAGTGTACCGGCTTTTGTTAACCCGGGTATTGATAATTCTTGTAAAAGAGGTGTGTGATATAAAAATGTATTACTCGGTGATGAATTAGTTGACGTAGGTGTCATATCGGTACCAAGTTTAACGGGATAGTGAAGTTTTCTAAGATTACTACAATAACTGACACAAGGTGTTGTTGTTGTAAATTCACAACCAGGCAGTGTATCAAATATTAATAGATGTGGGTTATTACTAGTTGACCCGGCAACACTTGTGTTATTAATTTTACCCGCTGTCTTAAAAGTGTAGGCACCATACACAATATGTAGTATGGGCATGTGCTGAAAATTATAATTGGATAAATCAATTACACCCGATAACTCACTTTCTTTTCTATACACAATCATATAACGAACTATATAACCATCTGAGCAATGTATATCTTTTGTTGTATCCCAATTTATTTGAATATCATTTGATGTTGAGTCCGCGATTAGTTGACCATCACTAGTTTTTAGCAACAATGTATTACCACTGGCGCCTACAAAACGTTTTTTATAAATTATTTTAGCATCCAATGTTATTGCGAAAAACGGTTTGTAGTTTGCACCATTATAAGTAACATCCTCTGCTTCCGCCAACATTGTTTTTATATCTGGCCATCCTTCTGGCTCCTCCCACACAGGTGTGGTGTGTATTTTATTAGCCTCGGTATCATGTTTAACTGTTTCAGTATTATTTTGATATTTGTACAGTTCTGATAAACCTAGTAAAGACATATCATCGTTTACTGGTAAATTTGCCGCTTTTGCGTTTCTTATAGCATTGTTTCTAGCTAGTTCAATATTATGTAATGTTTTATAAAGTTTCCCCATATTCTAAATCACCTCCAAATTTTTCTATATATTCTGCAACTTTACTTATTTCTTCCTCAGAATATTCTATTTGTACACCGTCAATCAAATCCATTAAGCTCATATATTCAACCGTACTCAAATCAAAAGCCCCCACTCTGGGTGCAAATTCCTCAACAGGAATTGGATTTGAGCTACCCTCTATGTGTCTGATACTTTCCGCTATACCAGCAAGAGTCTGTTCTTCTATTATATATTTAGTATCCATTAGAAAGACACCCCCTCAGCAATAATAGCTACTGTCTCATCACTAGTATCTATCCATACTGTGATATTTGGGTCAGTTGGTTCGATTGGTCCGGTATACACACCGCTACTACCTGTGTTACCAGTTTCACCTTGTATACCTTGTTCTCCCTGAGGTCCTTGTATACCTTGTTCTCCCTGAGGTCCTTGTATACCTTGTTCTCCCTGAGGTCCTTGGGGTCCTTCAGGTCCTTGTATACCTTGTTCACCTTGGTCACCTTTATCACCTTTATCACCTTTTACGTTTTCACTAACAACAGTTCCATCTCTTCTAAAAACAGTTACCACGTTATCTTGTATACTTATATCAACGTTATCGACTTCATTTAATTTTGCATCTGCTTTATCTATCCACAGGTCAACACCCTCTGGCGCTTCTTCAACAGCATTTATTGAAGCGTTGCAGTATAAATAAAACTTATTACTTTTAAACACCGGAATGTTTTCACTGTCAGTTCCTTCTGTAATAACAAGTTGTAGGTCAATACGACCTTCTTTCGTTATAACACTACTAACCGGTGTAGTATACGTGTTTTGTTCTCTATCGAGCACAATATAATTTTTGCCAGTTTCAGTTTCATATTCTAGTCTGGCTTGACCGTTTACAAATTCATCGCTGAATGAAAATATAAGTTTGTTCTGTAAATTTTCACCGTCAACAGCAATAAACTGTTTTGGTAGGTCCACCATACGTGTCTTTCTAGACACCTTGATTTCTAAATTTTCCATCAATCAATCATCCTTTCTATAATAAACATTATATCATAAAAAAAGGAAACAGTCAAAAAGACTGAACCCTTATGTTAAGCTGTTCTTTGCCACATATAAACCGCCAAATATGGTGGCATGTTTTCGTGGGCTTCATCATTACCAACGCGTCCTGTACCAATGATGTTGTAATATGTGCTTGACCAACCAGCATGGTTTGGCATATAACATCCTTGATATGTACCATGTATGTTGTCCCCAGATGTGGAACCACCACTAGACCTCGTTATAGCTCTATTGGTATCTCCATCGCCACCACCAGAATAGTTTTGTGGGTGACCATGCTTTGGTAATTGATTTACTGTCAACGCAACTTTTTCTGAACCACCTGTTGACCCGGCCCCATGTGTTGAACTAGCACCCAATAGAAACACGTTTTCCAAACGTTCCCATTTTGTACCGGGGAAAAGTGTTTCAGGGCTTGTTTCACTCATAGACATATATATGTAACCTATTGGAAATATCTCTGAGAAAGCTGGTGCGGATTTTAAAGCAGTTTTGTTTAGGTACACATTACCCCAAAGTTGAGTACCACCAAGAGACTCGTCGTAAGCTGCACCAAGAGACGCTTTGTTTTTATATAACGCAACGGCTGGTTCACCAGCATGTATTGAATAATTATACTGAACAGATGCCCCTGTAGCGTCGGTTACTGTAACAACAATGTCATAGGTTTCGGAAATATCGAAACCGTTGTCACTTTGGTCACCAGCGATTAACTGCGAACAGCTAAATCTATTCGCTGTTGATGTATTCAGTGACAACGTTGTTTTACCAGTTGTATATGAACTGACTGTTGATTTTTTAAATTTATATGACGCTGTTAGCGTATTATCGTCTCCAGAATTATTTTTACCAAAATTTCCTTGCCACCATGTCCCACTAAAAGATATAGTAACCATTGGTCCAATTTCGTTATTGTTTCTCGAGTATGATTGATTGTCATCTTTTGAAATAGGATAGTAATTAATAAACGTACCACTATTAGCAAACACTGTTACCGATGTTGCTGAACCTGTTCCACGAGAGTCAACAGCTTGCACACTGACGTTATCTTTGTTATATTTTTCAAACGATTTACTTGTCATATCGGCGTCATACGGAACACTTACACCGTCAATAACGTAGTGCGATATTGTAGCACCACGTGTCTTCGCGGTGGCCGCCTTGTCTGGTGGTATTGATACTGTAAGGGTTGATATCCCTTTAATGATTGTTTGGAAATCACCAGACAACGCAAGTGATGAAATATTTGTATCTGACCAGTCATAACCATTTAGAACCGGAGCAACTATTGTCAGATTACCTGTCACTGTTTTTTCACTACTAGAACCTATTTTTGTTGTGTAATTTGCATCAGAATAAGTGCTAAGCTCAAATATTATTTGTGTAGATGAACCAGATGCTTGTATGCTGTATATGTTATTTAATTCGGTATCTGTGAATGTTATCTTATCACCGGATTGAATATTATTGACAGTCTTTATTGTAACAGTTGTACCAGTGTTTGTATCTTTACATTTAATAATAAGTCTGTCATAATAACTGGTTACATATTTTGTTGTTGGTACTGTGACACCATCATCAACGTTAAACGTTGTTATATCACCGAGAACACTGTTCCTAGGTATTGTTGGTAACGTGTACGTAGATGTTGCTGTACCTTTACCAAAACCACTAGCTTGGAATGTAAAACTTCTAGTACCGTCCTGGTTGTGTGAAATTGCTTTGGTATAGGAACCAATGTATTTTAATTTCCAACTGTCACCAACAACAATACTACCAGAACCAGTGTTAATGCTATGCCATTTTGAACCGTCGATATTAACAGTTGATGGTGTGCTCGAATATGATATTACGTCCGCATAAGAAGACGTTTGTTTGTGTGTTTGTACGTAGTAATCAATTATTAATTGTGACTGATTATTTTTCCTATCTGAGTCTGTTTGGTCATAGTATATTGCCCAATAACAACGATAGTCCCCATCTTCAACTGGATTGCTTCCACCACTACTAACCCAATACGTACTACGTTCAGCTATTTTTGTTTTTGCCATTTACAATCACCCCTATAAACCATTTATCCATGTTTGTCTATCAACTTTTGTAAACAATGCTCCACTGACTTTGGCTTGACCCCTTATTTCAGCGTCTTCAGTAATCATACCGTTATCGGTAAACTCTGTTGTTTTTCTGTCTAATGTATTTTCAATTCTTATCCCATCGGCATCGGCTTTGAACACGGCGTTTTTTGTTGTTGATGTTATTTTAATACCTTTGCTGATGTTAACAGTGTCGGTCATTATTTCATCCGGGTGCTGTGTCCAAACCAAAGCGGCTAAACCAACGTTACACATCAACTCGTATACTTGATATCCGTTATTTGTGTCGCATATTAAATTAAAATCTATAGCGTTTGTATCCACGCGTATTGTTTGCTCAAATTTTCCTTCATCACTCAATTGATAATTAATCGAATTGATTGTGACAGAAGCTGTTGATAAACTGTTTAATTTTTTATATTTGAATGATATTGTGTAATCATTATTTGCTAAATCACTCACAAGTTGATGAACTGTTCCTTTTTGCAATAACATGGCTGTTTGCGTTGCTGAATTTGTTTCGGTAACAACATTTACAGAGCCATCCCAATACTCAAATCCGGTTCCTTCCCTAAAATACAACGCTGTGTTTCTAAACTTATTATTTCCTCCGGCGCTAGTATATGTGTTTGTTAATCCTTCTTTAGCATTAAGTATTAGTTTTTCGGTTTCTTCTTTTGTGTAATACTCACCTGCGTTACCTTCAAGCACGCTTGTTCTATTAGCGAGTCCTTCTATTTCTCCATTGGCTTTATCAACTGTTAATTTCGCATTAAGAATATCTCGCAATATTTCGCTATCATAAGACAATGTTGCCTCAATCTCGCTATCACCCATGCTATCTAACGTTGACTTAATATGTCCCGAATATTTTAATGTTTTGTTAAATGCATATGTTTGTAAATGGTGTTCTTCCATATCGATTACATCGATTGTTTCGTTACCTTTTAACCAAGGGTGACCCGTTGTTTCGGTTGATAATTGAACATATGTCATACCAAGTAACTTATCGGCTCCGTTCGCCGCAGCTTCTCGAAGCTCATCTGTATATGTCAATGGATTATCGTAAATATAGATAGGGTGCTCACCAAATTGCTCAATACTTTCCGTATCTTCTGCAGCGATTAATGTTTGACCATCCACACCACTCATACCAATTAATACTCTATTGACAGGGCCGTAAACTTGTTTTTTCGTTGTTAATTCGAAATAATGGTTATTATTAATTACATTATATGGGTCAATATCTCTTTGCATTGCTCCTTGATGAAAATCAAAATAACATTTGTTATCCCAATCAATACGAACCCACGAATACGCTAGTTTTGCAATTTCTTTCATAACATCTCTACATTTTTCCCCGCCTTTAAAAGGGTTTTGAGATATTTCGAAATCAGCATTTGTGAAATTGGTTTGTCCGAGTTCGACACCAACTTGTGCACAAGTGTATTGGGCCAACCATAACGCTGTCACCTTTTCATTATTTTCCATTTTTAAATCGTAAGATGTGGTGTAATAATCGTTTGTGAAACCGCCATCAAAGTCTTTGTTAAACAATTTCGTGTAATCCATTGCTTGGAATTTTGTGTTATCTTTAACCTCATCGTCTTCTGGGTCAGTTACTATGAAATTACCCAAACTATACCAGGTGGTGTTGTTATTGTTTACAACACCTAAGCGTAATTCTAGTTCGCGGTTTTCGATATCAAAATCGTCGCTTATATTATGAAGACTACCCTCTAACGTTCTTGCAACAAATTGACCAACAAAACCTTGTTTCGGTACATAACGGTCGTCGGTATATGTCCAATTCTTCACCGAGTCGTTTTCTGTTAAAATCATCTCTGGAAGAGTCCCTGTCGCTTTAACAACCAACTTACATTTAATTATCGCTGTGTTTTGTTCTAAAGCCTCTTTATCGGAATTTGTAAATTCAAATAGACAAGGGGCCACTAATTCAACATTTGTTATTTTGCTCTCAATGTTATGTCCAGCGAAATGTCCCGCGTGTTCTGTAACAACCGTTTTATTATCTTCTGGTGCGTACGAAAGCGGGAACTCAAATGTTTGCATAAGTTGCCATTCCCCTGGTTCGCAAGATACATTTAAGCTGAAATCATCGCCGTTATCTTTCACTATCCCATCAACAAAAACTGTTGTTGTATATATGCTCATTACACCACGTCGAACAGTATCTGTGTGCCCATAATATATTTCAACAACAACCGTCGGTGTGACACCTGTTTCTGATATATCCCAGTAAACATATGTTATCTGTTTCCATCTCCATGGGTCTAGGTTTGTTGTCCCTGTCGTTTCAACCCTGTTTGTTAAAACTCTTGCCATATTACACCTCCTAGTGTCCAATTAATTGGAAGTCATCTATTACTACCATTCTTCTACCACCATATATCACATCTTTATATTGAATATCGTTATGATAATACACATCTGTTATATATGAGTTTGATGTTTCATCCCATGCTTCAACAGTTAGAAACATACCTTTACCACCTGCGTCACTATGTAATGCTTCCCAGTATACTCTAAATTGTTCCGGTGTCATTGGTGGGAAACCAACCCATATTTTTCTTCTTGTATGTGGTAAAACTTTTATATTTAATTTACCGCTAGCAAGTGTACCGGCGTCAGTAACAAGTACCAACTCCGGTGCAAACTTCCACGCTTCTCTTTTTATAGAAGGACTCTGAAATGTACATCCATTGATTTTCATATAATACCCTTTAAAGTTATCCATTTTATACCTCCTATAAGTTTACGGTTGTTCCGTATTTATCGTTTTGAAATGAATTATATTTTTGTTGCTCTTTATATAGTGTTTTGTTTCCGATGTTCACTATATTTGTAAATTCCATATTGTTCATTATACCTATTAAGGTATCTAGTTTTTGACCAACCTCTTCGTCTGTACCGTTTCCAAGCGCTGGGTTGTATTTTTTAGGAACAACCGCTTCACCAGGATGTAGATGATATAAACCTTCATATGGTATCTCATTTGTACCGGTTTCCAATCTAGGTAACGATACGCTACTCATTTCCTTTATGTTAAAGCCCCATTTTTGCCCACCAATCACCGGAACCCAGTCTGGTACATCGAATTTTATTTTGTTTATTTGTCTAACAAACCAGTTTAAACCGCTAATCATTTTGTTAAGCATGCTTTCTAGTGTTGCTAGTATCTTATTACCCATTTGTTTTTCGTCTTCTGTTAACTTATCAAACTCACCGGACCATATTTTTGTAAATAAACCTGCCGCGGTTTTTGTATCTTTCTCGATACCTTTGAAGAAGTTCCCTATTTCAACACCAACGTCATAGGCCCATTGATTTATTTGTTCAAGGTTTTCGTATAAAAATTTACCAATTAATATAACAATCATTGTGATTGCAGCAATTAGCGCCACAGGCCATGCTCCAAACAATAACGCAATTCCACCAATAACCCCTGCAACAGTAAGTAATGTGTCGAAAAATGCGTCCCAACCTGTATCCCAAGATGGGTTTTTAAAGAAGTCAACCCAAGAGTCAAGGCCTTCTTTTATAGATAACACAATCACTAGGATACCACCAAATAGTGATGCTATTTTTGCGAACGAAGGTGCTTTACTAATTAAGCCAAGTGTTTCAAATAAACCACCAAGACCCATTGTGCCTTTTATTAATTGTATTAACCCGTATATTGCTAACAGGCTTACTAAAACGTTGCCGCCAAAATCACTATCTTCGTCTTGCCCAAACAATCCATTTAGAAACTCGCTTAGACCCTTGAACATCGCTGTCAACACGTCCCATGCGCCTTCCCAAAACGCCTTCCAGTCTATTTTCATTAGCGAGTCGTGCAGGGCTGTACCCACTTCATGCCAAGGTATCCATTCAATGAAATCCAATATACCATCTTTTAGTGTTTCAAATACAGGTGCCCAGTCACCAGTGTCTATTGCGGTGCTGATTACCTTTTTTAATTTTTGCATCCACTCAATTAGACTTTTTATAGGTGTTAAATCTATTTTCTCAAGTTTTATAAGATTGTCTTCACCAGAACCCTTATCAAATTCAACAGTATTTAGGTCGTCGAATTTTTGTAGATTTCCTAAAGCGTCTTTAGCTGCTTTACCCATGCTCTTCAATGCTTTTGCATTTGCCCTTGCGATTAAATCTATACCCGTTAAAGCGTATACAACGGAATATATTACGCGAATAATGTGTTCAAATAGAAATAGAACATATTCAATTGCTGGCGCAAGTTGAGCACCTAGTGCACGCCATAGATTTTGTGTTGCTTTTGCCAGTTCTTCATCCAGTTGCATGTACTCGCTAACCGCTTTTCTAACAGCAGTAAATAACGTTCTTGTACCAAGTAACGATAAACCAACTTGTTTTATTTTACTTGATAATTTGTCAAATGTTTTTATACCAGCCCTACCAAAGTTATCTGAAGCTCTCTTCGCCGCTGCATATTGTCTTGCTAGCTTTCGTAAACCTTTTTCAAATTTATTTGTTTCCTTGTCCGTTGACCTCATTTTTTCACGTATTTTAGTAACTGATATACCGTATCTATCGGCCATCATTTGCATTTTACTAAAACCATAGCCAATTTCAGCCATTTTATTTGCCAAAGGTGTTAAAGCGACAGATAATTCGTTGCTAACGCGAGCTACATTTTCCAGTGTGCTTGTATTTATTCTTGCGAATACTTCTGGTATTTTTTCTATATTTTTTATAGCACTTGTTAAACCTAACGGTTTTTTAATATTGCTGAGACTGTTTAATATCTTTTTTATTTCAGCAATCCCGGATAATCTTTCAACAGTTTTTGGTATTTGTTTACTAGCTGTGTTTAACATTTCCAAACCCTCGGCTAGTGTTTTTAAATTATTAAAACCACCGGAGATAGCCTCTTTTAATTTAGCTAATGTTTTCGTTAGATTAACCAGGTTGTCGTTTGCTTGTTTCGCGCTTGACTCTATTTCAATTGTTATAGTGTCTAATGTTACACCAGCTCCTGCAGCCATGTAAATCACCTCTTTTATTCTTTGTTTTCAAATTGTTTTTTCGTAGCCCTAAACCAATTGTTCATTTGAATTGTGAATTTCAATCTCTCGTTTTCAATCTCTTGTTGTTTTTCTACCTCTGTTTTCTCTTGAAGTTTTTCCATCAAATATGGTTTCTCAGCATACGGTAGAGGTTTTGTTCCTTTTTTAGAAAAGGCATGTAGTATAGGAGAGCAATCTAATATAGCCTCATACACGTACATGCCTAACATCCAATTATTCTCGTCTTGCTGTCTAAGTCTCAGCTTATGAGCATCTTTATAAAATGTAGTCATAAAAGCAGGACCATACCAGAAGTCGTGATACGACATCCCGAATGACATATATATCGGACATGCTTTCTCAAAAAGTTTAGTTAAAGAAGCAGACTCTACTAGTGACTCGTCTTCGGAGATAAGTCCTCTACTTCCCAATCCACGTTTCCCTCATCACCTTCTGGTTCTTCAAATAATGATGAGTATGTTTCTTCAATCATTTGTATTAAAGACTCAACAAGTTTTTCTTTGTCTTTCATTTTACTAAAAATTTCATCAATTACCGTTTGTTTTGTTTTTCTGTGATTTTTAATAAACGCACCCGCGAAGGCCAACTCAATGTTTAACATTGGTTTTTTAAGAAATTCCTCAACAGAGAAACCGTTGGCTTCCATTGTTTTAACACTCATTCTGTCGAACTCTAATACATAAGGAACATCCTTATATGCAAATTTAATCTTTGTGTTCATTATCATTTTTTCCTTTCTAATTAAGCAGTTGGTTTAGCCGCTTTAACTGGAGCACCAACAGGTGTTATATAGTTTGTTATTTCTAATACAGCATTTACACTAGTTTCTGGTAATCCCATAGCACTTGGGTTTCCAGGGAAATAGAACGCTTCTGATAAACCAGGTATAACAATTGCAAACCAAGTGTTTTTACCAGCCGCTTTACCAGCTTCATACGCTTCCATTAAACCATCCCATTTTTCAATTAGGTCTTCTGTTAAGTTAAATAAGAACTCTAAAGAACCACCTAGGTCTTTTAAACCATCAACATATGTTTTGTATTCTAACTCATCAAGAGTTGTTGTTTCAATTGTGTCTGGTGCTGGGTTTAAACTAGGTGTAGATTTAATTCCATAAATTCTAGTGTAACCAGATGTTGGTCTAGTCCCTGCTGTTTCTTCAACTGCGTAGTGTAATTGTACCCCTATTGTAGATAAATTAATTGCTGCCATTTTAATACCTCCTATAAATTGTATTTGTATCTACTTCTACAGAACATTCATATCTCAGGTAACCAATGATAACGTTCTCATCGCTCGGTAACGGTGCTAACGCCATTGAACCAATGCGTCTCAAACATCTGTATCGTGGTCCCTTCAAATACGTGTCCAGTAGATTTGCTATCTCTCTTACATTTTGGATAGCTGTTTTATTTAGAGATTGTTCAGAGTATATAGCGAATTGATACCCCAAATTACTAACTCTTTCTGTTTCATCAAAGAATTGGTTATTATCCTCATTTTCAATCTCTTCTATAGTAATGGCTGGATAACTTATTTTTGGATACTTCTCGTATTTTTCTTTTATAAGGATGTCACTGTATTCTTCTTGTGTTAAAAAATATTCTTTCAAATCATCTTTTAATTGATTTACTAAAGTAACCATGTTATCACCACCCTTTATTTAAATATTTTTAGAGCATCGTTTAATTCTTTAGTTGCCACGGTTCGTATTTCTTTCCTCAAATATCGCAATGTATTATACATCTGTTTCCCGGATGGAATACCTTCTGTATAACCGTCTTGTCTAAAGTAAGGTCTACCCGCCATTGGCGTATAGTACCAAAAGTGTCTACCTGTTTCAGGATTTATATTCTTACTAACAACAGGTCCACTGTTATAATCATTTAATGGGAAATTACCTTTTATTGGATGTGGGTCACTTTTACCCTCTTCACCTGTACCAAATTCGTCATACACAGCGTCGTCACCTTTCATGATAACGCGTCCACCTTTGTTTTCCTTAGAATACTCACCGTAAATGGTATTTGCACTTGTTCCGGACCTCGGAGCAGCGGCATTTAATTCAATCGCTTTAGCAACTCCCGCATCAACTAATTTATCCACAATAAGTCCACTGGTTGTAGTAAGCGTATCGGATAGATACTCTAACTCGTTTATTATATTTGTAATACCATATTCTGATAGTTTTGTTTTCATTATTTTCCACTCAATTTTTTAAGTGTTATTTCCACAACATTTAGTGAAACAAGTGGGTCACTATCAACCTCATAATCAGCGTCTTTACATAACTCATCAAACATATCAGCAGGTTTTCTATTTATATAAACCCTATCTCCGGCTTTAAACAAACCGTCAACCGTCATATCAGCCTTAATCCTAATATACATTGGAAAATCCATACCAAGGGCTATTAAATCTCCCTCACTATTTGTTGCTTGATAGTTTAATTTAAGTTCTACCGGTTTTTTGAATTTACTCAAATCACCATCTTGATATTCTTTACATAAATATAACTTGCGTTTATTACGTGCTAAACATCTCACGGTATCACCTACTTACCTGTTTTGATTAATGGAACTATTTGCATTAGTAGTTCCTTTGGATAATCATTTGCTGACCCATAGTTTCTCACAACCCCGTTTTCAGAATGTGATGTTTGACCCTCAGCGCCTATTTTTGCAATGGCTGCTGTAACCATAGGTATTATCAAATACTCATATTTTTCATCGTATTGTGCTTTTGTTGTTGGTGTAAAACGTCTACAACGATTTATTTCACCAATGGCTCTATCTATTTCGTATTGTAGATAAATATCATCGTATTTATCAAAACCTCTAGCTTTTAGAACAATCTTCAAGCTGTTTAATAATGAAGCATTAGCCACGTTGTCCATAATAACACCACCTATCTGCGTTTACGATATTTTGTATCGGCAATTCTCGTAAAATCAGAATTGCTCTCGTTATTTCGTCTTAATAGACTTTTCTTTATTTTTTCCTTTTCTTTCTGAAAATTTATCTCTTGAATTTTCATATCATCGTTGCTTTCAATTCTATTCTTAGTAGGTTTGATAACAACGTCGTTATCTTTTATTGAAAATTCAACTTCAGTATATCTCATTGGTGCAACTCTAATGTAATATTTATTCGATATTAGATAAATCATTAGACTCACCCTCAATATTCTTCTCTTTTGAACTTCCCCTAGTTCGTCTTGGATTGCGAACTACCTCATCAAGTTGAACTTTGACTTCGTCTTTTTCTTTCCCGCTTTTGGCAGGTTTATTTTCTAAAACAATGTTATAACCAAGGGGTTTATAAAACATTTCATAAGCCCCTTTAGTTACATATTTGTTATCTTTATCTTTGTAGATACGTATCATTTAATTACGCTTCTGTGTCAACGATTATGATTTCGTTAGCTCTTTCGAATGAAGGTAACGCAACCATAGATACCTTAGTTTCAACTGTTACTGGGTCGTGTTCTGTGTGAGTTGTAACTGCAATAGCATTGTTTACTAATTCAACTTCAGCTGCTAATGAGTTCATTAAGTCACTTTCTTCAGGAGTTACACCTAAGTGAGTTTGTCCAAGATTTCCTTCTGGTAATAATACCATTGTGTTGTCTGGAACATATTTAACTGCTTCTCCGTTTTCATTTACATAAACATTGTCGTATACGTAAATAGATACACCAGTTTCGTTGTAGATATAATCTAATGCTCTAGCAGTAGTTATATTAACAGTTCCACCAGCAAATACATAAATAGCGTTTTTCATTGCTGTGTTTGTTCTGAAATTCTTAGCAACGCTTGAGTTAACGATTGCTCTTGTAATTTCAATTCCCTTTGCTTTCATTTCTTCAACATAGTTAACGATGTCTCCGATTATGTCAGCATCTGGATTTGACCAACTAGTTCCAACTGTTTTCTTTTGTTCAGCTTCAACACCGTAGTCATATGAGTATGCTTGTCCGTTACTTGATAATGTGATTGTACCAGTAGTTAACGCTTCCATTCTCATTCTTTCCATAGTGATGTAACTAGCATTGATTAATTGGATTTCGTCGTCGAAGATTTTAGTTAAAACTTGGTTAATAAGTTGTTCGTTGTTTGTTTGAACTAACATATTTAAGTTCTTTCTTAATTCTTCGTCAATGTACATACTTTCTTTGAAGAATGGCATTTCAGTTTCGTATTTATCTAAACCTTTTCTGTCCCTTCTAATAGATTTACTATCGTATGCAGATAGTCTTAAACCAACTGGTTGGTTTTTAGCACCTTTAATCCATTCTAATTTAACACCAATTTCCTTAACGTTAGGGAATAAAGTTTCTCCTAGTAAAGGTTGTTGGTTAAGATTTTTTTCTAACCAGAATTGTGCTATGTTTTTAGCTGTTACTAATTCAAATATACTCATTAAATAGCACTTCCTTTCACGAATATAATTCTATCTAATCCTGTAGAACCTTCGATTGCTGTTACAACAGCGTCTTCTAATTTTAATAAGTCAACGCAAGCTGCTAATACTAATGTTCCATTAGCTTTTCCGTCAGCGTCAAATTCAACGTCGTGTAATAATACACCGATTGCTTCACCAGTTACTGCAGTGTATCCAGCGTCTCTATCTGTAATATCTCCAGCAAGAGGTTGTCCAGCGTATGCTTTTTGTCCAGCAGTTCCGTTGATGATTGCTGGTAAAGCAATATAATAACTATCCATACCAATTAAAATTTGTTTTTGGTTTCTATTATAGTCATAACTTTTTACCATGTTTGCCATGTTCTATACTTCCTTTCTATCTTTTAAAATAATCTACAGTTTGAGTTGCTCCAACATTACTTTGTTTCGCAAGTTTAGTACCCAAATCATTTACTTCTTTAGAACCGTCATTTCCGTCACCTTTTTGTTGTTTTCCGAACTTACCCATACTGTCTTTTAACGCATCTTTCTTACCTTTTTCGTAAGCGTCATTAGTAATCTTTGCCACATAATTAGCAATACTACTAGTTCTTGTTGCGTCTTCAGAAACTATATTGTCCATAAATGCACCGTAATCTGCGTCGTCATCTTTTAGACCCAAGATTGTTTTAACGTTTGCAAGTGAACCAAATGCTAAATTCTTATTACTTGTTAAAGTATTTTGTTTTAGCAACTCAGTTAAGCGAGCAATTTCCTTCTTATCCGCGTCTCTCGCAGCACTAGCTTTTTCGTCATCTGTTAACTTCGCGTTTAAAGCGTTTGTTTTTTCAGTTAACGTTGCATTTAGGCTTTGTATTTCTCTATCGTGTTTTGCTTTATCTACATATTGACCTGTAGATAGGTCAGCGAAATTTTTTCCAGCAAAGAAATTATTTACTTCCTCAGCTGTTATTCCATCGTGGTATGCTTCGCCAAGCAGACCTTTTAAATTTTCGAAATTCATATTTCCTCCTCTGTAGTGATTAATCGTCTTCTCTGACGTATACAAGTTGCAATTATTTAAACGCCCTACAACTTGGGCAGATTTTATATAAGAACTATGCCTTTTGCCTTACATCCGCAGACTGGGGTCTTTAATCGAGCATCCTAAGACCTCGATGGGCGCAGTAATTATTTCTGTTCCGTTTCGGTTTTGCTGTCCTCTGGTTTTTTACCAGTAGGCCCATTTCCGGTACCATTGTTTGTATCACCGGTTTGTTGTGCCAATTCTAATGCTTTCTTTTCACGTTCTTCTTTTTCTTGTTTACCACGTTCAACAACCTCTGCTGTTCTAGTAGTTAAACCAGACAATTCTAACGCGTCTATCGTAGCAAGTTCACCTGTAGCAACTAATGTACTAAATGCTGTTGCTTTAGTAGATAAGTTGTCGGTTGTATGTCTACCAATTGTTATATCAACATCAAGTACACGCATATCGTCTCCAACTATATTCAATCGTTTTAGTATTTCTAACCCAACTTCTAGTTGTCTTTTACGCGCTTTCTTGATGAACATTTCTTTAAATTTGGCAACAATTTCAATATCTGTCCAACCGTTTCTGTTTAATACGGCTGTACCTGTATCTCCACCTGTATTATTATCTCTATCTGGAATACCCGTAATTATATTTCTAGCGTCATCTAAATATTCTCTTATATTTTGAACACTAATGCTATCCAACTGTGGTGCGATAAACTTAGCATCTACGTTACCGCCAGTGTGTGATACAAGTGTTAACAATCTATTTGACTTTATATTAGATAGAGACTCACTCTCTTTACCTTCTTCAAACTCTGTTCCTGTTATAACCAATAATGCTCTAATTATACCTTCAATATCGTTTAAACTGTCGCTTGTTACAAGGTTTGTTGCGTTCATAACACTAATGGCTTGTTCCCAGTCTCCTGTTAAGAATAAAGAGTTTTCTAACATTGTAATTGGGTCTTTACCAATCGGGTTACTCTCTGTTGTAACTTTCTCCATGTTTTCAACAATAAATCTATTTGTATCTGTATAACATATGTGATATGTTGCTTCCTCGGTTTCAATTATTGTACAAGACATAAGTTGTGGTGTACCGATAACATTACTTTGAACAACGAATGTATTTCTTGGGTCAAGATAATCAACTATAAGTGGTATCTCAGGTGTATTATCCTTTGTTATCTCAGTACTCGGTAATGTAATATAGTAACCAACTCCACATATTGACGCGTATATTGCGGCACACATGTCTGTTGTGTTAACACTTTCATAATCATAACTATCATTTATTATTTGTACTTCCTCTTGTTTGTCACCTCTAGCAACAAACTCAACAGGACTACCTAATGTATACCCAACAATCTCTCTTGTTATTGGTAACGCATAGTTAACAACAATCTTATTGTTTATATTCGAAGTTGAAGATGCCTCACGGTTTAAAATATCTTGTTCACCTAAGAAATATTGTATTAAATAGTCACAGTCACTTCTGTTCTTTTCGTGTATTTTTTCAGCTGCTTCTAATATTTCAATTACATTTTGTGATGTAACCTCAGTATAATCAACTAATATTCTCTGTCTACCATAATTTAATTCCGTATTTGACGTATTCATCTCGATTTCACCACCTGTTCATTAACAAACAAAAGAGCCAAAGTAAAATTACTTTTGGCTCAATGGCTCTTTATTTATCTCTATTTCTTTCTTACAATTCTTGCACCATATAAAAATGTGTTTATATTCACTGGCACTTATTACTCTAAATAGTTTCTTCCCACAATGTGGGCAAACTACATATTTATCTTCACTATACATTATACCACACCTAACACTATTTGTCAAATCTATAAATACCTTGACGCGTCAACACTCTTGGCTTTACCAACATTTACACCAAGTACGTTAGTAATCATCCCTGCCAGTGAGTCTGGAAAGTCATCGTGTTGTTTATTCTGCATGTTTGCGTTTTGGTTCCATTTAAATAATTGTTGCATTGCAGCGCAGTATTGAGGATTATTCTTACGAGCCTCTTTACTTTTAAAATATAGTCTATAACTTTTATCTTGTGTGGCAAGACCTTTTATTTCGTTTTGACAAGCGAGTATTCTGTCTCTTTTCGATTTATTAGTTGGTGCGTTGTGCGTTGTTACATTACAACGGTAATTCTTTTTTCTCAAATCCTGTTCAATCAGGGTGCAGAAGAAATCCCCACCATTATTCTTTTCTATACCAAGTCTTTGGGTATTGTTTCTAATAACAATATCGCATACTCTTGGTCTACTATAATCGTCCCCGCCAAATTTATTTTCAAACCAAATGTCCTCAATATATACCTCATTATCGTACACATATCCAATTGGTAACGAGAAGTAGTCGTCGCCACCATGTGATACATCGGCGTATCCGATTATTCTATCTGGTTCACCAAATGGTAATTCGTTATAATAAGTTAACGTATCCTCTGTGAAAACAAGACCATCTCTTTCAATGGGTTCACCAAGATATTTTGCACCAAATATTACAGGGTCTTCCGATAACTGCAACTGGTGATAATATTCCTTACTAAATCCCTTACCATAGTCGTATTCGAAGTTACTCTCCCCATTCTCATCATAGCACGGTATATTTATTATTCTAATTCGGTCGCTGTCTATTTCGCCGTATATATCAATTAAACGACCTATAACATCACCTGTTGACCAACGCGTTGCTATATGTATCTCTGGGCACGGACGATAGACACCATCTTTACACAATCTCTGAACCTTACGGTCTTGAATGGTTGATGTATATGTATAGAATATTTTCTCAAGTCTATCGGGGTTATTTGCTTGTTCTACGTCCTTAATTAAGTCGTCGCAATATAACACGTTACTTGCTTCAGCTAAACCGGTTGTACCACCATCAATACTTCTAAACATTATTGTGTGGAAACGTTTTGCTCTGTTTAAATCAAGAAACGAATACTCGGAACTTTTATTAACAATGTTTGTACCAGGGAATATCTGATTAAAACGATATTCATCGCTAGTCATAATATTTAGTATTTCATTATAAAACGCTTGTGTCAACGAGTTACTGTGACCGTTACCAAGTATTGACCTGTCTGGAAATCTACCAGCCATAAACGTTAGGAAGAATATCCCTAGTGTTGATTTACCAATACGTGGTGGCAACGATATAAACAAGAAATCCAGTTTATCATCTGCCATATCCTGCATCGCTTGAATAAGCCCGTGTTTCTCAAGTATCCTCTTTCTTGGTAGAAAAAATTGCTTCTCAATTGGTCTATTCCACTCAAGAGCAATACAATAAGACCTGAAGTCCCCAAGTCTAGCTCTTGTGTCATACGCTGCTAATAACATTATATCAATGTTATCTCGTTTAAAGTCTTTAGTTAGTATAAGTTTAACCATTTCGTTGCATATTTCCATGCACTTATCTTCTTCACCAAGTTCTTCATACTCAACACGCATCGCGTTTAATAAGTCAAGATAAGCAAGTGTTGTCCTATCTTTGACTTTATCGTACAATTGTTCGTATTCTTCTATTCTAGTAATATTTGTTGTCATACGGCACCTCACAACGGTATTTAGCATAAGCCTGGTGCAATCTCGCGCTGGCATCAGCCGCTTCTTCAATACTAACAGCGTTTATGTATTCCCACATTGCGTCACAAAGTCGCTCACGTAAATATCTCCTAGAGTAAATATAATACTTATATATTATCTTATCTTCCGGTCGCAACATTTTATACATTGCCATAATAAACTGCCTACGTTCGTAGAAATCTTTAAAACCTGTTATACGCATACTATCATTAATCATATATAACCTACCCTTTTATTCCAAACCCGTTATATCATAATTAAATAATAACATATGTTTGTTAAAAAATCAACAGAAAAAAGAGACAAAGTGTTGTCTCTTAATTCTAAATTGAACTTTAGGCTTGGAATTTATCAAAAATGCACTTAGTGAGTCACTACCTACTCACATATTTTATTATATCACGAACGGATATTTTTGTCAAACAAAAAAGAACACAATATAGGTAGATGATATGAATTGTGCTCTTGTGAAAAATTTAGAAAGGAGAACCTTTTGTTCTCTTGGAGGACCGAGAGGGATTTGAACCCACGATAACAGATTTGCAGTCTGCCGCCTTAACCGAACTTGGCTACCGGTCCATAGGTGGACAGCACTACGCAAGTGCCGCCATACTTTCAGGGGTTTCACAAACAATATGAAAAGCTGTGAAAATAAAAAATTAGTTTTGGGGGAAGGACTACCACCCCTTCGTACAACACATCGCGTCCCTTTCGGGCTACTACACTAGAGCATATCTCTGCCGGTATATGAAGTAGATTATCTCATATTTCCCCAAACCATATTATTCTTTAACCAAATTATAATTGGTACTCCTCGCACTAATTTATTATAAACGCCTATTGTTCAACCACTAGGGAGTACAAGTCCTGAGGGGGAGCGACCGCCTGTCCTCTTGTACACGGGTTCGAGTGGACCACCGAAGTGACCAAACTATGGAACCCAATCCTAAGTAGGATTGATACCTACACCTTTCACGCGCATTTAGGAATATTGTTATTTGGCTCTCATTTCCATATACCAAACTATTAATGTACCTTTTTCATACGTCAGTTTGCGCTACTCGGACATCGACTAGTCTTATAGCGTCCTCACGGACACATCAACGACGCAAGTTCCTTATTTTTGGTTTTACCCTTACTCACCTCTCCCGACCAAAGGAGTACTTTCGTGGCTCTAATCCGAACCGGGACCATTTAACGGAATTTCCCAGCCTTTTCGATATTGCGGAACCGACTAGTTCTGTGTTTTATAAACTCATATAACAAACCACCGCGTACTCTTTCGATAACACTTTATCATCTTCAATGTTCAGGTTCCCCATCACATAACCCAATCCAATTGAGGTATCCCTCTTTTTAATAGGAACGAGTACGTGTCGTTACTGGACCGCAAGCCCAGTTTTTCATAACGTTCAATCATAATCTGATTAAAAAATAATATGGTTGCTGAGGTGGGATTTGAACCCACGGTCCCCAGGTTATGAGCCTGGTGTGATAACCACTTCACTACTCAGCGATAAAATGTAAGGAAAGGTAAAAATAATTCATAAAATAGAAAATAACCTAAAACGCACCAATATTATTATTAAAGGAGTTGTGGTGCGCAAAACTCGGATTGTTACATTGTCGGTATTGCAATATGCCTAAACCCTTTCCTTAACTAACTACATTATACAATACTGGTTATTCTTTGTCAATATGTTTTTCGTAATATCCTGATTTAATTCTCTCTTGTGTTCTATCCATCTTATAATCCATGGCGGCGTCAAGTTCACTTTTCTTAATATGATATCTTGCAATAAATTGAGTGAGCAATATCAACACATCGCCCATTTCCTCTATAACAAAATCACGAAGCATGTCTATATCGTGTGGTGTAGCGTCTTTAACAAAGGACATTAAATCCTCATAGTTATCAACAGCTTCTATGAACTCAAAGCACTCTTCATGTAATTTCTTTAACTGATTTCTGTATCCAAAGTGGTCAATGATATCTAGGTACTTTTTCATTATTTTTTCCTCACTCTTCTTTTTGCATTGTAATGGTTATATCTTTCTGTCATGTCGAACCATCTCATTGGTGGCATGTCTTTTAACATATTATAACATTGCTTACAATTTCCAAATAACTCTGGGCAACCGCAAGTTCTAATACCTTCTGGAACACACGCCCAGTAGACATCCTCGTCATATTCTCTAACCGCCTCAATAACAGCCTCCCAAATCTTTATTGTTTCTGGGTCAGCTTGCATACACAAACGCTTACGAGAAATGTTCACAAGAGATTGTATGTTCAAATCTAATCTCATTGACACAAGGTCCATTTGGCTACGTTCTTCTCTTTTAACACCCGTTCTATCTTCCCTACTAGTTGTAACATACGGTGTAACACCAACATGATGGCGAACTAAATGCCCCATCATCGCATACGGAATATCCACAATGTCAATCGTGATAAGACTGTGTCTTGCTGGTGAATGTTCCGCTAGCAATAATTTTCTCTTCCACTCGCTTGTTGGTTCAACGCTACTATCGGCCATTGATATGGTTTTTCTACAAAGATTTTTAATCTCCAACCAATCAACATCCCATTTAATTACTTTAACTTCCATTATCATACCCTCCATAATAAGTATACAATAAGTGGACGAAAAGTGCAATAAGAAAACGAGGTCAATCTCACCTCGTCTTGTCATGACATGTCCCGTTTTCGGCTGAACGGTCCCCGTAACCCCACTTTCCTCTCTAAGTGGTAAAGCAACCTGACCAGTCATAAAATGGGTGATTAGCCCACCGCCAGGTAAATATAATATATCATAGTTTGACTTATTTGTCAACAAAAAAAAAGAGAACTTTCGTTCTCTTCGGAATTTTGACCAATCCCTATGTAAATAATTAGTTAATCTTGTCAAGGCACTAACAATTTCCTTGAACAACTTAATAATAACACATTTAAACATAGATGTCAATAATGAATAATAAAAAATATGGTAGGACGTATAGGATTTGAACCTATGACCTGCGGCATATCAGACCGATACTCTACCAACTGAGTTAACGTCCTATGGATTAGCCGATGAGACTTGCACTCACAGAAACCTGCTTCACAGGCAGGTGTGTCTACTATTCCACCACGACTAATATAAAAATGGCGTCTACTAAAGGACTTGAACCTTTGCGCCGAATTAACGACCTAACAGTTTAGCGAACTGCCCTCTTCACCAACTTGAGTAAGTAGACATGGTGCCCCTCCTAGGTATTGAACCTAGCCAGCCAGATGGCATCAGATTTACAGTCTGACCCGTGTCCTTAACGGAATACAGAGGCATATATGGCGCCGTGCATAGGACTCGAACCTACAAAGCGTTTCCGCCCAACGGTTTTCAAGACCGCGCCCTCACCACCCGGACACACGGCAAATAAATGGTGGAGGATAAGAGATTTGAACTCTTGACCTCTCGCTTGCAGGGCGAGCGTTCTAGCCAACTGAACTAATCCCCCATCAATGGTCGGGTAAGGAGGATTTGAACCCCCGAATGTCTCTCGGTCCCAAACCGAGCGTCCTAAGCCAAACTAGACCATTACCCGATAAAATTGGTTGCCCCGTCAAGACTCGAACTTGAAAAAAAGACTGGTTCAAAGCCAGTTGTGTTACCATTTCACCAATCCGTCATATAATCTGGCAGGGGTAGTAGGTAATGCTCCCACTCGACAAGGATTTTGGAGACCCTTCGGCAACTTTCGCCTTACCCCTATAAACATAAAGAGCCCACTAACGCGGACCCTTATTATAAATTCTATTTAAGTATTGGTCTTTTATAAGACGTTTTCCTTTCTTAGAATACCTATCACGATATTTATGTTCAAATTCACATAATATATCGTGTACCGCTTCCACATTTCTTTCATCCAAGATACCTTTAACGTTCATGTCAATCATTTCACTTGTGATGTACGCGAAGTATTTATAATCGACTGCCTCAATCATATGCAAATATTGGTGTGGGGTACTAAATAATATAGCACCGTTCCATTTTGCATATGGTCCACCATTTCTGTTTGGAACAATTAAATGGTGAAAGGTATAAATATCCCCCTTTTGTAATGAATAGCCCATAAAATCGTGCCCGAGTTCTTGTATCTTGAACTCGTTAATCATTAACTTTGTTACCTCTTTCAACCCTTTTTACACTCTTTCTGTGTGTATAGGTTAGTGCCCAGGGGACACCGCACACTTTAATTATACTACGCTATCGCAAATTTGTCAAATACTTTTTTAATCCGAATTTTCTTTATTATCTATATATTCCCCCATGGTGTTTAAAAATTCGCCAAGGCAATCTCCCGCAGCTGTTAATGTTCCGTTGTTAAATTCATTATCTTCTAATTTAACATTCGTGTGCATCAAAGCGTGGTAAGTATCTAACCATTCCGCATATGCTTGAACAGCTTTAAGTAAATTATGCTCCTTTTTAAGTGTTGTTTGCATTAGTTGTAACTCAGCGTTTAATTTATTCCAATAATCATTACTCTTTCTAATGTCTTTAATCCAATATATTATCATTAAACCAAACACAATGCACGCTAATGTTAGCCACACAATATTTAATATTTCTTTCAATTCCATTATTTCTTTCTCCTTCCTCTATTTACATATCTAACAAATAATTTAAAACCAATGTATAATAACTCTGGAATTAGAAGCATAGCATCTATGATTACACAAACAATAATACCGATAATAACAATAATAGATGCGAAAAAGTCTTCCATTGAAATGGTTTCAATATCCCAATCTTCAGCTAATTCTTTAAATAACCAATATACCAGCACTACTCATACCTCCAGTTATATTCTTCTTTTTCTGGTTTTTTCGTAACTTCTTCTACTTTTTTCAAGTCATCTGCAACAAAACTAACGTTTCCTCGCATAACTTCCCCAATACTAACTGGTTCAAACTCAATTGAAGTAACCCTACCGGTTATCTCATGGTCTTTAAAATTAATAACTACTGTCCCATTATACATTTTTCTAGTTCCTCCAACTTCGCTTCACAGTGAACTTTCGCAATTCTAACGTCTTCTTGCCACCATTCTTCTAACTTTTTACGGTTAAACGATAATATTCGTTCACGGTTTCCAAGACTATCGTATACAAACATGTCATCGTCTTCTTCATACGGACAATAAACATGATAAATATTTGGAAACTCATTTTCATGGCCAGTTTCGATGTTAAATTTTGATGCAACCGCATAAATACGTCTATCGGAGCCATCCATTGTAGCACTAATCCATTCGATATACTCTAGTGGCAACGTTTCAATCCCATATTCTGGATATTTGGGATTATAATAATACATTTCTTTATGTTCCATTATTTACCCCCTAATATTTTAATAACTTTCTTAAATTCTTTTGAAACAATACCTTTTTTGTTTTGGTGTTCCCTAATATAATTATCCATGTAACTAACAGCTTTCTTCACTCTAACTGTCATAACTAGCGTGCAAATAAGTGCAATCGTAAGTGATACAATTTGAATAATATATAAAATAGCTTGTAATCTCATCATATTTCTCCTTTCTTTACGATAAGTGTATCATAAATGGCTAGCAATGTAAAGAGAAAGTATTCATGTTATGAATAAAATCCAATAAAAAAGGTCACCCTGTGGGCAACCTCCTACCTTAGTAGATTTAATAAATGAACTAATCCGGCGAAGCAATGCCGGGAGACATTCCGAAAGGTACACTTGCTAATGTTTCTTTCTCCGTCTCGATATACATGATATCACAGTTCGACATTGTTGTCAATACCTAAAATGAAAAAATACCATCGTTCGCACTGGAATACAAACGATGGAGCCGCCCGGTTAACAATCGTCAGTGGGCATATGCTACTTTCCCGCAAGAAAGCAAGTTAATTATAATATAGTTGGGAGGGATTGTCAAGGAGGGTCTTTTTATTTTTATTCGGTTCGGGGTCATATTTTCAAAGGTGGGGGGGTGTAACGTAATGACTAGTAGAGGGGTCCTTTTTATAAAAATTTTGCTAGGGGTCTTAAAATAATACGGGAAAGGTTGGGGGCTTCACCCCCCACCCCCCATTAATATGTAAAGCGAACATTTGTTTGCGTGTAAAGTGAACACGAACATTTGTTTGCTATTGTGGGTGTGTGGTAATACGAACGAATGTATGCTTATTTTATAGGGCTTTGCTCGTGTGCTAAAACGAACATATGTTTGCTTTACACTTGTCAGATAAATTTAATGTAAAGTGTTGAAAAGTTTTGACATTTTTTGAAAAGTTTGATATAATTAAATAAAGGGGACATCTTAGACATGACGGCACGGACAAACGACCAAACAAACAAATGTATGTATTTAAAAATATGAGTTTGAAAAGTCTAGTAATTAAAAAAGCAAGTCCCTTAATAACTGAAAGGTAGGGAAAAATGAACGAAGCAAAAAGAGTTGCAATTTATCAACATAATTTTGTTGATGATTTGCGAGAATTCAAAAAGATTATGGAAAGGGAAAGCAAAAACGACAATGTAAAAGAGTGTTATCTTGTAGTCAAATATTATAACAACGATATGCAACAATTTAAAAATATAAACGAGTGTTTAGACTATATAAAAGAAGACTACAACAACAACAAAGAAGAGTTTAATTTGGAATTGTCGGCTTATAGTATATCGGCTATGTTATACACTAAGCCCAAAGATTACAAGGGGTTGGAGTTTGAGTATTGCTATGATATGGACTTATTAGGGTTAGGGGGTGCGATATAATGACAATTAAGTTATATACAACCGATATTGATACAACTAATTTTATAAAAGAAAGTGCTACTTATTATGGCATATTACACGAAATAATACCCGTATTTAGTGAAAACGGCGATATTAAAAGTAATTGTATAATATTGAATAATATTGATGGTGTAGATTATTGGGAAGGCTCAACAATTAACAAGATATTACCAACATTAAAGATACATTATAAAAATATAGCACTATCAATAGCGATAACTTATATAAAAGATATATCAATTACAAAATAAAACGATAAAGGGGGCAAAAAGCCCCCCAATAATTAAAGAAAGGAATGTTAAAAAATGTTTAATACTAATTTTTATAGATATATAAAAAACGAAGACTTGAACGACTACGAAAGGAATAATAAAAGATTAAGTTATAAGAACCTATTTTATAATGACGACGCCTTAATTTTATGTAATAATATCGGGAATGAATGGGAAGACCTAACACAAGAGAACGGCGACGAGTGGGAAGACATATATCAATATTATATTATTGATGATGAAACGGCAAGACGATTAATAGAAAACACAAACGAGATTATATTCTATCATAATAAACTTGATATTTATATTTTAGGTGTTACACACTACGGAACGGGCTGGAGTTATGTTTTGACAGATTTTGAACTAATAGAAGACGAGAACGGCTACTTTAAAGCAATTAAAATTGATGAAGACGAAACGGAAGACGACAAAAACGACGATGAAATATAAAATAATAATATATAAACTAATAATTTTTAAAATAAAACAAGGTCAACGGATTATCACAAAAAAATATTTCCAACGGATTAAAACCATAAAAGATATTGATATTAAAGATTTAAGTAATAAAAACATTGAGTTAAAAAAATTATATAGAGATAATTTTTATATATTTAGTATATTAAAAGAAGACGAAGACGACACATATTTTAATAATTTAAATAATAAAAGTTATAAATATTATGTTGATTATGTAGGGGGCAATTATGGAAAATAAAAAAATATATAATAGATGTAAAATAATGAGTAAATTGTATAATATACCATTATATATAAGTTGGAAATGTCGTTATTTTCCACAAGATATAAAATATTATATAAAATATGGGTATAAATAAGAGACAAAAAAGTGTCTCTTTTTTTTATTATACGAACATTTGTTTGTTCGTGTTTCATAAAGTCTAGTAAAAATTTAGGAAACAATTCCAATAACTGAGTGTCTCCTAAAAATTTGAATATAAAAAAGAGACAAAATGTCTCCTAAAAAATTGTGTTTCTTAAAGTCTAGTAATTATTTTTCACTATATTCTAATAACTGAGCCTTTTTTTCCAACTCTATCTGTTCTTTTATTGTTTCCATTGTGTTATTATTAAGTGTATTATTATCTTGATTATCTTGATTAAAACGAACATCTGTTTGGTCTTTCATTCCATAATAATTTTTAGCATAGAAAATAAAAGCAACAGGTGGGACTTCCCCACTCATAAATGCGTTTTCGTGGTATGCTTGACAAGTAGCAATGGCACTTTTTAGAATATCGGAACATTCATACACTTTTGGACTATTTGCAATAGTATAAATTGTATCCCTATTGACACCTAAATATAAACTCATACTTGCTATTGTCGGAATAATATCATACTTATCACACAATTTAAAATAATCTTCTATATCGTTTCTACATTCTTCATAACTCTTAAATATCTGTTGACTTTTGTTCTTGTGTCTTTCTTCTAATTTATCAAAATTTCTACTAACTACTATTCTATTAAAACTCTTAACATTCTCTTGACTTAAATATTCACTCATTTTACTTTTTGTTCCTTTAGGGTTTCCCCTATCAATTACCATTTGTTCTCTTTCTTCTTTTGTCGTTCTATATCTCATACTTTCTCTTGGCATAGTATCACCTAAAAGAATTATAACATAATTATAATAAATAATCAAGAAATGAAAGTCTTTAATTTGTATATAAAAAGTGTTTTGTAAACAAGTAAACAGTAAACATAGTTTTTTATAAATATATATATATAAATAAAATAATAATCTATCTATTTATTTTTTTCTATATATATTTTATATATTTTTATGTTTACAATGTTTACAATAGTATAAATATAGATATTATAAGGGTTTATGTATAAACAAAGTAGTAAACAAAGTTGTAAACTAGAACAATATTTTTATGTTTACTAGACTAATGATGATATGTTTTGAATAGTCTTGAAAAATGTGGGTAGACATCTACATTTTCAAAAAATCACGAAAAATTGTAAACAAACACCACTTTTTGTTTAAAAATCGTTTACTTTTTAAACATTATGTTTACTGATAAATACGAACACTTGTTTGACTAATAAACATTAAAAAATATTAAAAAATTGTTAAAAAATTGAAAAAATTTTAAAAAAAGGGTTGACATCTACCCTTTTATATGTTATTATTATATCAAGCAAACGGAAAAAGCCCTTTTATTTAAAGGTTGTTTGACTAGTATTGACTAGTAGAAAGAAAAGGAGAAAAGAAATATGGAAAACAATTATAATTTAATTAATTTTAAAGTTAGAGATAAGGAATATATTGAAAGACAATTAAAAGCCTTTTGTATGAATTTTGAAAAGGGAATAACAATATATAAAAGAGTGGGTTATTATAAAGGAGATATAACTTATAAAATTTATATAGGCACTGATGAAGATACAATTAAAATGAAAGATTATATTTATATGGTTGATAATTTAGATGAATTAAAAGGGTGGTTATATGGTATGGTGCAAGCAAACAATGGCTATATCAAAGTATTTGGGGGTAATAAATAATGCAATATAAAAACATAACTTTTAAATGGGAATTATCAAGCAACGAAAAATATATTATTGATTACTTGTTAGATAATAATTATGAAATATTAAGTAGTAGGCAATATATATCAAAAATGGTATTGGTGGTTAAAAAGAATAATTTAACAACTATGTTTGATATACCATATAATATTAAAGATATAGAGAGATATTGTATGTTATTAGAAAAACAATTTGAAATGGAAGAAAATTACTACAATAAGTTAGGGGGTTTAATGTAATGGAATTTGAAAATAAAATATGGTTAGATGATGAAACACTTGGGTATATAGAAGAAGAACACACTTTTGATAAAGATAAATATATTGATGATATTTATGGTTATCAAGAAATAATTGGAGATATGAGAAACGATTATGAGTATGGGGAATTAGATAGTGTTTATGATGATATAAACAATATTGAAGATGTTATTGATGAATGGGAAGAAAAAGATTTTATAAACTATATAAAGTATTTAAAAAAATTAGTAGGAGATGATAAATAATGAGAATAGTTAGCAAGGAATATAAATTATATACATTTGATGAGTTAAGTGATGATGTTAAGCAAAAATTAATAGAAAGAGAAAGACAATATCAATTAGAGACTTATTGTGATTTAGATTTAAATGATGATATGGGTAGTAAAGCAAGTGATTTAATTAATGATTATTTTGGAATAACTAGTGATTATTTAAACACCTATTATGATTTATCTTATAGTCAAGGTAGTGGTGCTATGGTTGAGTTTAACATTAATATAGTTGATTTAAATAATAAATATAATATATTAAGTAAAGAAGAATTGGCTTTTATAACTGATAAAGGTATTATAGATAATGTTTTTGTTAGACATAATGATAACTTTTATTATCACGAATATACTTTTAAAATTGATTATGATTATTTTAACGATTGGTCTTATGAAGATATCAAAGATAGTTATGGAATAAGTGAAAAAGATTTTGAAACATTAGATAATAGAATTTACGATTTATTAGATAGTTATAATAAACATAACACAACAAGTCCTTTTGTTAAAGATATTATTAAGATGAATAAGGAATTAAGAAAATATGGTTATAAATGTATGGAATATTGGGAAAATTGTAAAGAAGATGAAATAATAATGTATATTAAGGGTTATGAGTTTGAATATTTAGAAAATGGAGATGTATTTTAATGGAAAATGTTGAATTAAGGGTAGCAACAATTAGAAAGATAGTTGATATGTTAAATAATTGTAGTAAATATGTAGAGTTGTGTGAATATCTTGGTGTTAACAAGCAAAATGAAAAATTAAAAGAATTAAGAAAAGAAATTAATTATTATGAATTAGATGATATGGTTGATTATTTATTAGAAATATTAGGAGATTAGATTATGAAGATAGTATTAAATTTAGAAAGCAATATAAATAATTTTATGGTGGAAAATAAGGAAGAATTAAAAGAATATATAGAAGATATGAAAGATATTTTTAATAAATTATATGAAGATACAAGAGATAGTGGAGATAGATGTAATTTTGTATCTGATGAAGAACATAATAGATTTTATGATATATTAGTATTTTTTGAAAAATATGAAATAATAGGAGATGAGAAATAATGGAAGAATATAGATTACACGTGCAAAGTAAATATGATGAATATTTGATGAAAACTGAAAATAGGGGCATAAGTTATGGGGAACTTAATTATATACAAAATTTAAATAAGAAAGAATTGGAAGAACTTGAAGAAGAATTAGATAAGGAGATGAAATAATGAAATATGCAAAAAGATTAATTAATAATTATATTGTTAAAAATAAGTATAGTTTAAGAGATTTTCAACAAGAGATATTAGATGATGTTGGAATTGAAAGTAGTATAGAATTTGGAGAAAATGATATTGAGGTATCTATGGAGATATGGGAATTTAAAAAATACTATATAAAAATAGATAGTAAAGGAAATATCTTGAAAGCAGAAAAGTATATTGAAAAGGAAGAGATTTTTCATAATACTTTAGAAATTGATAATTTAGGGCAATTAAGTTATTCTATTTATCAAGATGAGTATGTTATAGATAGTGAAGATACGGCAAACGATTGCTTGAAATATTTAAACGATAATTTAGATGAGATATATCATTTAATAAGTTTATTACAAGAAGATACGGGGTGTTTACCCACAAACATACAAGAACAATTAAGTGTTGTTGATTTATACCAATTAGGAGATATTATAAATTTTGTAGAAACAATTAAGATAAAGGAGAAGAAATAAAATGGAAGAAAGATACGAATATTATTTAGATTGTAGATATGATAGTAGAGCAAGTTTTTATAAGAAAGCAAAAGTTTTAGTATATGAAAATGATGAAATAGAACATTTAGAGTTGCAATCTTATAACACTTTAGTTGCAAATTGTGTGAATTATAAGAAAGAAAATAGAATAGTGTGTGAATATTTTGGTTGTTATAGTCAGACAACTACAAGACACCAAAAAGAATTTTTTAGACAAGTGGGGTTATTTGATAGACAAATAAAAGAACTATGGAAAAATGGAAGATTGGAGATTAAAGAAGATGAGTGATTATGATAGAAAAATAGATAAAATTATTAGTGATTGTGATGATATTATAATTGATACACTAGGGACTTATGATACAAGTGATTTAGAAGATATTGTTGTAGGTCTAGTATGCAATCATATATTTACAAGTGGAGATAGTATTAGAAATTTAATATATACTTTAGAAAAATTAGAAGATATTTATAGGGGGAATAACTAATGAATAATAATGTTATTGTAAATGATGAAGAAATTAAGGGAAATGTTAAAGATGTTAGAGAATATATTGTTAATGAATTAATAAAACAAAAAGATGATAATAGTATTGATGATGAAACATTTTTATACAATAATAATAGATTTTTAGAGATACTACAAAAATTAGAGTGGTTGAGAGATAATACCGAAATTGTTATAAAAGAATTTCCTATGGGGAATTTAGAACTAGATATTGTGGCACTAGGACTTGAAAAAGATATGAAAGAAGAAAGAGAAAAACAAGCATATTTAGATGAATTATATTATCATACTTTCGTATTGGGTTATGATTTATTAAATGATAGATTACAAGCAACTGACAATAGAGAATGTGATATAGCATATGATACTTGTTATAGTCTTGCTAAACAATATCTAAATAGTGAAGAATATAAAGATATAAAACATAGTAGTTATGAAATGTTGGTGCATTGGTTAAACAATAATAAGAAATTAGTAGATAGTTATTTTAAAGGAGATGAATAAAATGAATTTAAGTAAAGAACAAATTGAAAAGATGAGAGAAAAGTTAATAACATTTTGTGAAGAATTAGGGGAAATGATAAAAGGGAAGAATATTGATTTAGATATTCCACTTGCAAGTAATTATAATACTTATGGTGGTTTGGAATTAAAAATACACAATACTTATTTTGGGTTTACAACAAATAAGACAAGATTTATAACACTATATAGTGTGAGTCATAGAGAAGATAGTGATAATGTTTATTGTAAATGGAAATATCAAAACTATTATACATTATATTACGCACCATTTGTATTAGATATTCTGATGAATAAAGACAAGATATTAAGATTAGTTAAAGAAAAAATACAATATAACGATAACTTATTAGATAGTATATTAAATAATTAGGAGATAAAATAATGAACGAAAACGAAAAAATGATAGAAAAAAGAGAAGAGTTATATAATATAATAACTATGATAAAAGAATTTGATTATATAAAAAATGGTAAACAAGCAACGATAGAATTTTTAGAGTATGTGTTAGATTATATTAGAAATTATTAAGGAGATGAAAGAAATGAAATATAAAATATTAGATAATAACGAAATAGTAGATGAAAGATATTTAAGAGAATTATTGTTTGAGTATGAATTAACTGATATATGGGACAATAGAGATGATTATTTTGAAGAAAACTTTAATTTACAAGCACAATTTGATATGTTAGAGATAGCTAAACATGGAGATATGAGAAAAGTATTATATTATCTATCAACGAATTGGCAAGTAGATGTAGATGAAATAAAAGAAAGTGAGGAAAATGAATAATGGGAACTAGAAGTAAAACAAGTTTTATAGAAAAAAGAGGGGACAAATTAACACATTTAGTTAGTGTATATCAACAATATGATGGTTATATTGAGGGTGTAGGACACGAGATAGCAGAATATATTTTGAGTAAACAAATATGTAATGGTATTAGATTAGGAAGAGATACAAGTAAATTAGCAAATGGTTTTACTTGTTTGATAGCACAATTTATTAGAGACTTTAAAACTGATGTTGGAGGTCTATACATAACAACCTATGATGAGATACAAGAATATAACTACAATATTATATTTGATAGTGATTTATATTATAAAAATAGTTTTAATGAAGAATTAGAAACTGATAAATATTTTGAGGTAAAAGTTATTGATTGGAACGAGCAAGTAATATTTGAGGGAACATTAAAAGAACTACTTGAATTTAAGGAGAGTGATTATGAAGAATAACTACATAGAAATATTAGAAGATGTTGTTAAATATTTAAGACTACATAATAAAGTTTTATATGATAAAGTTAATAATATGCTAGAAGAAATTAAGGAAGATAAAGTCAAGAGAAATAAATATAAACTTGATAAAATAACTGAAAAGAGAAAAATAGATAAAACTTATGGGGGACATAATAGAAAGAAAGTGAGTGAAAACAATGAGAAACACAACATTTAATTGTATTGATAAATACCAAGAAAAAATATTAAATGATTTATGTAATATAACGGGAGAACATACACAACTTGAGATGACTATGTATATATTAGATAGTTTAATGGGTTGGTGTGAATTATGTTTCAATAACGAACATGAAGAACAAGAGTACAGCTTACTTATGAGTGCTTGGGAATTATTAAACCAAGTGCATAAAAGTTATCATAAAAATCACAATTAGGTATTGACAAGTGATGACTAGTGATATATAATAATATTAACAAGTAAAGGAGAAAGATTATGAAAATATTAGGTTTGAGAATGAAAGAAATGGAATATTATGGGGAAAACGATAAAATAGATATAACTTATTATGTTATTGATGAGGGAGATGACATAATGATACCAAAATTAAAAAAGTTAGAAACAATTTGTGGTAATTATGATAGTTATGAAGAGGTTGAAGATTATATTTATACTAACTTTAAAGTGTTTAAGAACATTGGTATAATGGAATTTATAGTATAGGGAGAAAAGATTATGAATAAGGAAATTTATGTATTGAGAGAAGACTTTTATGATGAGTGGTCTTGGGAATGTGGTGCAACGAATTTAATATGTGTATCAAACAATGTTTACACAATCGTTGATAAATTAAAATATTATATGCAAATGGAACTTGGGGAAGATAAAGAAAGAATATTAGAAAACCTATATGGAAAAACTGATATTGAAGAAATAATAACTGATACAATAGAGTTGTTATGTAAAGGTAATCAAAGTGTTAGTATAGATGTTTATACAAATAAAGATAATTATAATAATGGTAGAAACTTTGGTGCATTTGTAATAGAAAGATTTGAGGTGGAATAAAAATGAAACTATCTAGGGGTAGGGGTAGAGTGTTGATAATTGAAGATAAGAAAAAATCTGTTGAGGTTGTAGATGGTTATTATACCGAAGATGGAAAATATTTTATCTATAAGGGGTCAACAAAATGGTATATGATGGACGCAAATAGTGGTTTATCATATGGTAGAAGTGAAAACTTTTTAACAAAGAAAGATATTGAAAAACAAACAACAAGCATTATGCTTAAATTTGATAAGGTCAAAGAGAATGATAAGGCTTGGTATGATAAAGTGGCTAAACAATATAAAAAATTATGTAGAGAATATGATTTAAATGGAGGTAGAAGATAATGTTTGAGATGGGTTTAAAAGACGAATTTGATTGTTGGTTAGAAAATAGAGAGTGGACTGAAGAAGAACTAAAAGAAATAGAAAAGTTAACGGAAGAAGATAAAAGCAACATAATTGATGGGGTATTAAACGACGAGCAACTAACACAAGAAATGTTTAATTGTTTTGAGTGGTATTTAAATAAATATTTAGGAGGTAAATAGTAATGTTATTGGAGGGTTTAAAAGACGAGATAAAGAAATATTTAAATGACGGGTCTTTATCCGAGGAACAAGTTAGTGAAATAGCAGATAGAATAATAACTGATGACGAATTTAGACAAGTATTATATTTGTGTATAAGATATTATAGGGGTAAACAAATGAGAGGAGAATTGGAAAATGACGGAACACGAAATCGTAAGGGAAAGTAAACAAGCGTGGGAATTATTGAACGATTTAAACGATAATTGTGAATTATTAAATAAGATTGATAAAGAAAGTATAATGCACTGTATGTACGCTCTTGCTCGTATCTATGCGAACGCTTGGGAAATGATGAGTGAAAACAACGAGGAATGGGAGCAATTACAATCTTGTGTGAAATGTCCACATTGTAAAAATAATTTAGTTAAAAGTGATATAATAAGTTATGCTTATGTATGTGAAAATTGTGATGAAAATATGTATTATACTGAATGTGAAGTTGAAAAAGCGTGGTGGAACAATGACTAAGCAAGAACTTATTAATAGAATAAATAATTTAGAGGAACAAATGAAAGTATGTGGTTATGGTAGCGAGGAACTACAAGAACTAATTGAACTAAAACACGAATTAGATGTGTTAGAAATGGGGGAAGAATAATGAGAAAGAAAATAATCAGATATAGTGGGGAAAGGTTGATACTTGATAAAGTCAGAGTTGCTAAATATAAGAAATTAAAATTACAAATGGCAAAGCTAATGCAAGAACTAGACCCTATTGAAGAACAAATTAAAGAAGATTTAAAAGAATATATGGAAATGAATGGAAAGAAAAGTTTAAAACTTGAGGGTTTAATTGCTAGTTTAAAACCAGCGTATATCAGAACAATGTTTGATAGTAAATTATTAAAAGAAAAAGATATTGATACTTACAATAAATATACATACGAGCAAAGTATGAGTAGCAGTTTAACAATAAAATTAGATATGTAGGTGTGATATGGGAAAACTAAAAAATCTATTGAAAAACTCAAAGATGTGTCAAAATTGTGAGCATTGTATATACTTATGTGAGGGCGATTTCATATGTGATATGGACGAACCCGTATTAGTAATGGAAGATTTTGAACCAAATGAAAATTATTTATATTGTGGTGGTATTGACTTTGAAGAGCAAGAATGATATTATAAAGAAGAAGTGATAGAATGAAAATAGTATTAACAAATTGTATAGAAATAACCGACCCAACGGACGAGGTTATTAAGTATTGTAAAAAAGAACTTATATTTAAAAATCCGGAAATGGAAAAAAGAAGACGCATGGGATTTTGGGTATATGGTATGAATAAAGAAATTAAATTATATGATGAGTATATGGGTAAATTGTATTTACCAATAGGTGCTATGGACGATTTATATAAGATACACCCATACCCAAATGACTATGTTGACTATACTGTTGTTAGTCCTATTAAAATATCAAGTGATATTAAATTGAGGGACTACCAAGAATTAGCAGTCCCAAGTGTTCTTGATTATATGACCGGGATACTTAATCTACCAGTTGGTCTTGGTAAAACCGAACTCGCGTTAGAGTGTGTTAACAGGACTAAACAAAAAACTTTGTGGATAACACACACATCTGACCTAGTGAAACAAGCGAAAGAAAGATGTGAAAGCAAGATGACTTGTAAAACATCAACTATAACAGAGGGTAAATGTGATTTAAAAGGGGACATTGTTTTTGCAACAGTGCAAACTCTAATCAAGCAGATTGAAAAACGTACAATACCCCAAGATATGTTTGGTATGGTTATTGTCGATGAATGTCATAGGGTATCGGTTAATCCACAATCTATTCAGATGTTTAGAAACAGCATTGAATATTTTGCAGCTCGATATAAGATAGGTTTATCAGCAACAGTCCACAGAGCAGATGGACTAGCCAAAGCTATTGAGAAAATCATTGGTGGTATTATATATAAGATAGAGAAAGATAACAACGATTATGTTTGTATCTACGAGGGTAAAGAATTACTTAGGTTTCCTATTGACGCGTTTCAAGTACCGGCACAAATTAAAGTTGTTGAAACCGAGTATGATATTAGTGATAAACCGGTATTCTCGAGTAATGGTGGAACAATACAGTTTGCTAGTTTGATAAGTGATTTAGCAATGAATGATGATAGAAATAAACTCATTATTAAAACATTAAAAGGGATAAATGGTAGCACATTGGTGCTATCAGATAGAGTAGACCAATTAAAATATCTATGTACTCAAGTCGAGAACGGGGTGCAGATAGATGGGGGAACACCAAAGAAAGAAAGAGAACAAGCACTTGTTGACGTTGGTAAAGGAAAATATAAATACTTATTTGCTAGTTATAATCTAGCGAAAGAGGGTTTAAATATTCCAATATTATCTAATCTTGTGATGGCAACACCGGTTAAAGATTTCGCAATCGTGAGTCAAAGTATTGGTCGTATTCAAAGACCATACGAGGGTAAGAAAGTGGCTCAAGTTTATGACTTTGTAGACCCAGTTGGAATGTTGCATAAGTTTTATGGTAAGAGAAGAACAACCTATCGTAAAAATAATTGGGACATTGAAAATATATATTTAACGAAAAAGGTGTAACATGAGTCTGGATAAAGCGATTAAACATGGTAAAGAAAAGCGAAAACCGTATCGTGGTGGCAAAGCTGTAAGTAGCCAATGCAGAAATCACGGAGGTTGCACCTGGTGTAGAGATGGAAGACTATATAAACACAAGAAAAATGAGCAGAGGTGGAGCAATGGATAAAGAAGAAATTGAAGATTTAATCGCTAGAAAGAATAAAGAGATTGAGGAATTAAAAGAACAACTTGAAAAAATAAAAACCGTTGTTGATAACAATGTGTTGATAACGGTTAACGGGGAAAACTTTAGATGTTTGTGTGGAGCAAACGTCTTTACAAAATACGATAACAATACGTTTAAATGTCATCTTTGTGGTAGAGAATATGAGGGGGAATAGTGATGGAAGAACTACGAGACAAACAATATCTAGCGTTGGAATTAACTAAAATAACGTTTGAACATAGTGAGGGATACGCTAAGGAAAAAGATGTTATGGAGAACTATAACTATTTTCTAAACGAATTAACAGGTGTTTTAGACAAGGCTGTTCAAATAGAAGAGTTGGAACGAGAAATTGAAAGATTACAGGGCTTAATGCGTATTCAAGTGGAAAAACAAGACTGCGGGGCAACAAAACTACACAGATTGATAGATGTTGTTAATCAATGTAAGGGAGATATGGAACCGTATGTTTATGATACCCTTATGCACGAGATAACAGGTAAGATACAATAGTATCTTTTTTTTAATTTGTATATAAAAAGTATTTGACAACTTTGTTTCTTTGGGTTATACTATAGATACAACTAAAGTAATAGGAGGTGAACAATATGTATGAACATCGAACTATGTGGTTTAAATATGTAGACCAGCGAGATATACTATTGGACGGGCGTCCTGTTACTTTTTTATCAAGAGAATTATGTTACAATAGAGAGTACCTTGCTTTGATATTATCTGGTAAAGAACCGTGCACATATTCATTGGCTTGTAGAATTGTCGCACGTTTAAAACCGGGAGAAAAAGTAGAAGATTATTTTATTGAAAGCGAGGGTTAGTGTGGAAAAAGAAATTAAAGATTTAACAAAGGAAGAGATGTTGAACCCTGGTTTTGTTCCCAGTGTTTTGGAATATTGCGACACCATTGATAATAAAGAAGAAGTAATGAACGAGATTATGGAAATGGCGAAACAATACAGAATAACATCAACAATCAAGAATGGAATAACAACTTGGAATAACAAAAAAAGAATAACTACAAACGATATTGTTGGGTTGTTGGAATTTACCGAACATGGTCAAGTTGCACAAACCACAACTAATTATAAATTGATTTTAGAAAATGACCCTGATTACCAAAATTTATTTGGATTTGACGAATTTTCTAATAGAATTGTTCGCTACGATGAATATGGCGTTGCTAGAATGTGGAACGATGATGACGACGCAATTATCAGATGTGATATTGAAGACAAATATGGACTGTATAACATACAGAAATATTACGATGCGTTCAACGCTGTCGTTAAAACCAAAAACTTTCATCCTATAAAGGAATTAATAGAACTCGAAAAGTGGGATATGACACCACGTATTGATAGATTTTTGGTTGATATTTTAAAGTGCGAAGATACCGATTATCATCGTGAGGTTTCTCGTATGATTTTCTATGGTGGTATAAATAGACTATACAACCCTGGATGTAAATTTGATTATATGCCCATATTTATTGGTAAACAAGGATGTGGTAAGAGTTCTGTTGTTAAATGGTTGGCACTACATGACTCATATTATGGTGATATATCTAGTATTGAAGGAAAAGCCGCTCTTGAAAATATACAAGGAACATGGATATGCGAATTATCTGAGTTACTTGCGATGGTTAAAACAAAAGATGTTGAGGCTATGAAAAGTTTTATAACTAGAACTAGCGATAAGTTTCGTGAGTCATATGGAAGAAGAACAAAAGAATTTCCAAGAACTTGTGTATTTATTGGTACAACAAATGATTACCAATTTTTATCAGATAAAACCGGTAACCGTAGATATTTGCCCGTGGAACTTAATCTAAAAATGGGTGAGTTATATAAACACGAGGCTGAGATTAAAGATTATATTATGCAATGCTGGCGTGAAGCTCTGCAATTATATTATAGTGGAAAAGCGTATTTAACAATACCTGCTAAATACTATGCTGATGTTGTTAGGTCACAAAACAATGCGGTTGAAGATGACCCAAAAACAGGTATGATACTCGATTACTTAGACCAAAAGAAAATTGGTGACAGAGTGTGTAATATTGAAATATTTACAAATTGTTTAAACGGCTTGAAGAAAAATTTTGATAGACTTCAATCAAAAGAAATAACCAGACTTTTATCGAGTTTACCAAATTGG